GTGGAGAAGGAGGTGAAAAAGGAGGAGGAGGAGGAGGAGAAGAAGGAGGTGAACCAGTAGCAGAAGGAGGAGGAGGAGGAGGAGGAGGAGAAGAAGGAGGTGAACCAGCAGGAGAAGCAGAACCGCTCGCAGCAGGAGGGACTGATTCTTTAGAACAAAATAATACTAAAAAAGAAATAGTATCAGAAAAATTTATAAATGTGAGAACCGACGGTAGTTTGGAAAATAAAAAATTAGAGAGACAAATGGAAAGATATAATGATGTTCAATCTACCAAAGAACAAGAAATAAAAGAAGAGAGAATAAATGAATATTATGAGACGGCAAAACCAATAGTTGATTTATTAGGTATTATGTGGGATCAATTAAGAGGAACTTTCGCAGAACAAGATGCGGAAGCGTTAAAAGGAGAGGGGGGAGCTGCAGCAGCAGAAGCAGCAGCAGCAGCAGCGGACGCAGTAGAAGTATTAGAACCAATGAACCCTTTTGATTTACTAGCAGCCCTTATGTCTTTATCAAAAGGAGAATATCCCGATTTCGCAATGGAAATGTTACCAGTTCTTATGTCTACTATGCCTCATTTAAAAGGACCGTGGAAAAAATTTTTTGATAAAATGAATAAAGATAAGGGTAAGAAATTTAGTAAAAAAGAAACAGATAGAATATCAAAAAAAGAAAATGGTAAAAAATATGAAATGGGGAAAAAAAAAATGAATGAAGAATACGACCAAAATAGAAGAAATAAAACAAAAGTTGAAATTAAAACAGATAATAAAAAATTAAATGAACAATCGACAAAAAATAATGCAAGAAAAGATGCGGACAAAGAATTTAATGACGCACAAACAAAACATAAAGAAGCAGAAGCAGAAGTAAAAAAAAATGAAGAAGCCATTGCGAAAAGAGATAAAGAAATAGAAGGGTATAATGTAAAGGAAGCTAGAGATGGGGAATTATCACCAATAGAACAAAAAAGACGAACAGAAGCAATGAACGAAAAAACGGACTTAGAAACAGAAACTGATATGCTAGAAGTTGAGGTAAACAAAACAGAAAGTAAGTATGAAGCAAGTTTAAATAAAAAAACAGATGCAGACAGCAAAATGTATGGAGATAATGACCCTGGTATTGGAAGATTAGAAAAAGAAAAATTAGATGCACAAAAAGTTAAAGTAGAAAAACAAAAAAAATTTGATGAAGCTGAAGCTGAATTCCAGAAAGATCCAGATAAAAAAGACGCAAGAGACAAAGCAAGAGGTGATTTAGACACAGCGAATGAAAACTTCGCTAACAACGAATTAGAATTAAATAAAGCACACGGTAAACAAGCTCAACTTGACGCTGATTTAGAACTTGATAGAATTGAAGATAAAATGAATATCAATAATAAAGAAATTAAAAGAAGGGATGATATGGATGATACAAAAAAAGGAGCATTCGAAGAAGATATTATAAACAGACAGAATAAAGCAACAAAAAAAAAAGCAAAAGAAGAAGCCGATTCTGATTTAAAAAAATATCCAGATAACCCGGACTTACAAGCAAAGCAAAAAGCAGCACAAAAAGATTATGAAAAACAATATTTAGAAGGTAAAGACAAAGAATTTCAAGATTATGAAAAAAAACATCCCTATATTAAAGACAAAGCTGCTTTAAAAGAGTCTTTTATAAAAGAACTAGAATATGATGATATTATAAATCATACTAAAGCTCAATTAAAAGAATTAAAAGCAGGTCCTAAAACTAACACATCTAAAACAGAATATAAAAAATTAAAAAAAGAATATAGAACAGCAATGATAGAAAAAGAATTAAATCTACCTAAAAAAAAATTACAAGGTGAAGCGAATGTGTCAAATAGACTTAACTCTATTACGGAAGAACTACAAACTCTCAAAACACAAAAAAAAAAACCAAGTTATACGCCATACAAAAACGCAACAAAAAAAAAAATAAATAATGCAATAAATAAAAGAAGAAAAAAATTAGAAAATAACTTAAAATTCTATAAAAAACAAGAAATTTCAAATACCGCGAAAAAAATATCAAAAAATTTAGCAAACACAGAAGATATTATTAAAGGATATAAACCGGGTCATATGCCAGACGTGTTGCTTAAAACAGACGACTTAATAAAAAAAAAAGGATTTATAAAAGACAGAGCCGGATTAAAAGGAGCAGAAGACGGATTAAAAGGAGCAGAAGAAGGATTAAAAAAAGCAAAAATGTCAAATAATCCGAAACAAATAATTGATGCAGAAAAACAATTAGTAAAAGCACAAGAAGAAGTATTAAAAGCCAAAGCAATTGAAAAAAAAACAAAAAAATATATAACCAGAGAAAAAAAAGTTATAGAAAAACAAACAAAAAAAAACACGAGAATTAAAGCACAAGAAGATTTAGAAAAAACTAATTTACAATTAACTAATATTAGAAAACAAAAATTTGCGGCTGAGTTAGAGTTAAAACAAATAAAATTAACACCAGACGAAATAAAGCTAAAAAAAAAAGAATTAGAAAACATAGATTCGGCAATAGGAAAATTGCCTGAGGACCATCCTGATATAAGTAGTGCGAGGGCGCGGAAGATAGAAATCGAAAAAGAATTAGAAATCGAAAAAGAATTAGGAATAGTTAAACAAAAAGAAATTGACACTTTTAAAACACGAATTACAGAGTTAGAAAAAAAAAAACCAGGATTTAGAAAAAAAAGAACTCAAAAAATGAGCAAAGGACTAAATGATTTTTCAGATTGGCGTTCTCGAAAGTATAAAAAAATAACTACTAAACTAGAAGGGTTACATACTTCTACACCTTTAAAGAAACAAAAAATTAAGCAGAAACTAATGGATTTAAAGGAAGAATCAATAAAACGAAAAACTGCCAAAATAAATAAAGATATTAAAAGGGAACAAGCTAAAATAAATGCTTTTGAAGGTGAAGGAGGTATTGATACACTCCAAAAAAATTTAAACACTGAAATAGGAGATATTCAAAAGAAATTGGAAAACGATATTTCTGAATTTAAAAAAAAACAACATATAAAATATGAAGGAAAATGGATTAAAAAAAAATTTGGTATTGATAAAATAGATTCTTCAACTGCGATAACTAAATTAAATGAAAAAGGACTTGAACTAATTAAAAAAAAACAAATAGAATTTAAAAAAAAAATTCAAGCAGAATATCCAGATGTATTCGATGCTTTACCGAAACCTACAAAAATGGATTTTAGAAATTGGGGTGTAAATAATTTTACAAATATACTAACTGATTATAAAAAAAGTAAATTAACTGAAATAAAAAATTTAAAAGTAGATTTACCCACACATAAATTAAATATTGATATAATTAAAAAAACGAATGGGAAAGAATTAATGGAAATGGAAAAAAAATTTGGGAACGGTCCTATTGATAATAAATTACGCGAGATTTGGAAAGAACGTGTTGCGTATGAAAAATCTATTATAGAACATAAAATATCTTCTGGACTTCATACTGAAATACCTGGAAAAGATTATGAAGCATTATTTCCAGGTGAAACTATGTCATTACCTAATAATATTAAACAAAGAGCTATAAGACAAGCAGAAGAAACACAACACGCTTTAACGAATGTTGACTCGCAACTTTATAGATTAAGGAGTTTACCAACAAATGATATTAATAAAATACATATAGAAACATTATTAGAAGAACAAAAAACTCTTTCACTTAGAGTTCAATCTAAAAAACTTAGAAGTTATGGTGATTCTGGAGTAATTCTCCCTACTCAAATAAAAAATCTTTATAATTTGGAATGTAAATGTGTTAAACCTATGAAATTTTTGGAAGATTTTAAGGCAAACCCTGGTATGTTTGATTTTTTCATAGCAAAAAATAAAGAGTTTATGCTAAAAAACCACCCCGAATTACATAGAGTTTTAGAAAACGATACGACGATGAAAGAATTATTCTTAAATAAATTAAACCAAAAGCCTTCTATAGATATTACAGAATTAAATAAATTTACAGAATCTTATATACACCCACAATTACATTGGGATTGGAAAAAGAGGCCACAACCGCAAATAGTTAGTGATGTTGAAGTGGTAAACAAAATAAAACAGGTTGAACCACGAGTAATTACATTAAATAATGAACTACATACTAGTAGCATAGTAAATTCTGAAATCACAGTGGTAAACAAAATAAAACAGGTTGAACCACGAGTAATTACATTAAATAATAAACTAAATACTAATAGCATAGTAAATTCTGAAATCACAGATACAAAGGGATATTTAGATTCTATTGAAGCTCAAGCAAAAGAAATGAAAATAGATAATACTGAAAACTTAACAGCACTTCAAAGACAAATAAGAGACTCTACTAAAGCAATTGAGAAAAATATGAGTGGCCAATCTTTTGATTATATAGGAATTCATAATCAACTGGATGGTTTGATTAGGAGTTTTTCACAAGAATATAAAAAGAAAAAAGAAAAAGAGAAAAAAAGAGAAGTTAGGAGAATGTTAGAAAAGTTACGAGAACAACAACCTTTACAAAGCAAAGCAATTTCCGCTTTATTAACTGGTTTAGATACATATTCTTTTGAAAATATTCTTGGAGTCAAGGATACACATAAAAAAGCAAAGGATGATTCTAAAATACACCAAGGGAGTTTTGGTTTTAGTAGTTTAACTACCGGTCTAAAAAGTAAAATGTTTATAGGAGGTAGTAAAACCAAGAAATTAAGATCAATTGAAAAGAGTATTTTTCAAGAAATTAAAGAATTAAAAAGAAAAAATAAATCAGCACTAAATCAATTAAACGATAAACAAATTGAATTCGAAACTCTTATTAATATTAAATTTAGACATAATGTTAGTGAAAAAATAAATTTAAGCAAACAAGAATTAATGTTAGATAAAGTTCTAAAACTTTATGAACCTAAAATAGATAAAAATAATGAATATGTTAAAAAATTAAAAGAAAAATCAAAAGATAAAAAAATCAATTATTTTACAAATATTTTACAAGGTGTAAGTGGTGAATTTATGAATAAACTAGATAGTTCCTTCAATTTATTTAAAAATTCATTAGAAGTTCACTTAAGAATACGAGAACTTACTAGTTTGGCACCGGATAAAGAAATAGAATTTAATAAAAAATATGATATTGATGTAAAAAATAATACAAATAATCAAGACGAATTTAGTAAATTTTTAATTATGATAAATACTTTGAAAGAAATGGAAGATGAAGAATTTAAAAATTTAAAATTAGCTAGAATCCAATTGGAAAAAACAGAAATACCATATGACAATTTTGAACAAATTCAATTTGATTTTGAGGATAAACAAAAGAAACTCATACTTTATAAAAATCGACAAAAAAAAAGTGGAAGTGAAAAAATAAAGAAGTATCTAAAAGATTATGAAGAAATACAAAATAATAAAAAATTAGAAGAAGATTTTTACCTATTTATAGAATTAATTAAATCCAATATTGTTAATTATAATAATGATTTAGAAGAAAAAATGAAATATTTTGTTAAAATTCAAGAGCTTTGTAAAGAAGAAATAGTTTATATTAAAAACGAATTTTCTCTTTTTAACTATTTTAAATTACAAATAACAAAAGATAATAAGGAAAAATTATATAAAATTTTAGAAGAAATGTATTACTATTTCGAACAAATAATTAAAAATTTAATTAATTTTAATGAGATATTAGAGGATAAAATATTACCAGCAATTAATGAAGAAAACTTAGTCATTGAAAAAGAAAAGAAATTTATTGACGATACTCTTAATAAAATCAAACTCAAAAATAAACAAATTGAATTCCAATACAAAATGTCAAAAAAAGAAAATCTATTCAAAATATTCTATATGCTCAAACATAATATCGATACCGAAATAATATATAATAAAGAAATTATATCCAAATGTTATGACTTTATGAACTTTATTGAATATGAAATTAATTATATAGATACACAATATTTACATAAGAGAATTCAGCATAAAACTAAAAGAAGAACAGGAATTATCAATACCAGTAATCTTAAAAATATTTCATTAAATAATAATAATAAAAATAGTAAAAATAATAATAATAAAAATGATGTTTATATACAAAAAAATAAATTAACTAACATTTTAGGTGAAATTGTGACATTAACTACAAGAAAAAAGAAAAGTAAAAAAAATCTTAAAACACGGCAAAATGAAAGAATGAATAATATTGATAAAATTGTTTCCAATATATCTGAATTAACAACTGAAAATGAACAAAAAGTAGTAGGGAATAGAGAAAGATATGAAAGAGAAAAAGTAATGACTCAAAAAAGACTTAGCGAACTAAATAAAATTAAAAACACTAAGAAAAATAGTATTATAAAAATGGGTGAAATAAGTAAAAAATATAATGAATTACATAATCCACTTGACCTTTTAGCAGAAAAAAATATTTTAACTAAGAAAAAAAATAAATATGTGCTAAATAAAGAATTCTTAAATTCTAAGAAAGTTAAAATTACTAAGAAAATGAATAGAAAACTTAGTATAATTAATAAAAACCTAAAAAATTTAGAGAAGATAAATTCGGATACAACATTTTATAATACTAAATAAAATGAGGATACAACATTTATGTAAAATGGGGATACAACATTTTATAATACTAAATAAAATGAGGATACAACATTTATGTAAAATGGGGATACAACATTTTATAATACTAAATAAAAATGTATTTTATATTTATAATAGTATATGTTTCAATATATTATTTTTTTACCTAATTCATTAGTTTTGAAAAATTGTATTTTAGGTTATTCCAATATTTTTTGTTGTTCTAAATATGTAAATTTGATAGAATCCCTAACTAAAAATGGTATAGAAATAAAAAAAGAAAGTGATATAAATGGTTGGTTAGATGAAAATATGAATTCAGAACATAACGAAAATTTAACATTTGATTATGAAAACAGACCTGAATTGAATAAATTATATATTTATTTATGCGGAACTTTATATTTTAGTGCCGAAAATTATACAAGATATAGATTAAATTTAGAAAAAGACCTTTTACTTCTAATTTGTGGGAACTTGGGAGCAAAAGAAATATCAGTAGAAGAACAAAGATTAAATAGAGAAGAACATAGTGCTAAATTAAATTTAAATGTAGAAAATGTGAATACCGAAATTGAGAATACTAAAATGAATGAGGATAGTAGTAAAAATGAGTTAAAAGAAACTTATTCATTAGATACGAAAACATTATTATTTGAAAAAGACCGTGATACATTTGAAACGGAATTATTCAAAAAATTACAAAGTATTAGTATTAATTACAAAGAATATTACAATATTTGCTCGAAACTAAAAATATTTGCTTGTAAACGATTTGACCTAAGAATGAATACCTACTCATATCACCTCGAACAAGAAAGTAAAAATGAAAAAATTAGAACTGCTAAATTACTATTAAGTAATTATGGTTTAGGTATTAGTGATACAAATAGTACAATTGTTAATTTTTCATATAATTATAATATTATTTTTTATGATAATGACGAATTATTTTTTTACAATAAACTAATTGACGATACTAAAAAAGATATATTTGTTAAATTACGAAGAGAATATGTAATAAATAAAAAAATGAATTTACGAACAGACCTTAATTGGGGAGGAGACTCTACAGAAATACTTAAAGAAGTTGAAGAATATACCAAAAGAAAAAATACTTTTAATGAATTGGAAAAATGGTATAATGAAGATTCTAAAAATCGAGGGGAATTAGAAGAAAAATGTCATTATATTAAAAATGAAATAGATACTATAAAATATTTAAAAATGTTAGTAAGTAATATAAAGTTATAAATTTTAAAACATTTTTAATTTTAAAGAAAAGAAAAATCTAATCATATTGTATAATGGAACAAAAATATATATATTTTTTTATTGCTTTTATAATACTTATAGTAATATTATATTTCGCCGGTTATAATGTTATGAATGCTTATCAAAAAAATAACGAAATTATAAATAATAAAATTAATAATCTTAATACAAAATTAAATAATAAAATAATACATAAAAAACTTAGTCTGGATAGTAATATTGTAAATGTAAATGATAATGTAAATGTAAATGATAATAATATAGATATAAATGATATAGATATAAATGATATAAATGGTATAGGTGTTTTACGAGACCCAAATTGGAGAAAAAAAGTGGATAATCATATGAATTATCAACACGGAAACCCATTTATGTATAATAAACCAGTTAAAGTATTATATGATGATTTATAATTTATATTTTGATAAGTATTAAATATTTTGATAAGTATTAAATATTTATGAATAAAATTTTTATTTTCTAATATAATAATAATTATATTAAAAAATGAAAACACCAAAATTTACCATATATAGTTTTTTATTACTTTTATTTATTCTTTTAATTACGGCAGTTATAATAGAATATAGGAAAAAGAAATTAATAAATATGTTAAATAAAAAGGATGAATTAGACTTAGACATTATTCTGGAAAACTTTGAGGATAAAAAAAATCCATTAGAATCTGTAACAGATTTTAAAATTACAAAAGCGGAAGTAATTAAAATAGAAGATGATGACTATGTAAAAAAGTATATTGGGCGAAAAGTATTATTTATAGAAGGAACTAATTTAGGAGATATTAAAAATGTATTTTTTGGAAATTTTAATGGAACTATTATTACACCAAATGAAATTTCTAATGATAAAGCCAATATAAAGAAACTTTATATTTTACCTCCGGATTTTAGAACATATAGTGAAGCAGAATTAGATTTAAATAATTTAGAGATTAAATTTTTGATTCAAAAGAATGATATTTTACAGAATCCGAAATATATTAGGAAATCTGGAGAAGAATTAAATTTAAATTTAGAATTTGAAGATAAAAATGCGGCAAATAATAATTTAAAAACATTAAAATCTAAATTAAGTTTTAAATTAGTTTATGATAATGATAATGATAGTGATTTTAATATAAAAATAAATGGTAAAACTTTTGGCCCTTATGTTCTAGAAACAAATGAAACTAAAGAATACAGTTTTATTATTAATGTTCTAACTCCTGAACAAAATAAAAATATAGAAATTAAATTAGAATTAGAATTAGAAGATAAAAATTGTACTCCTTCTCCTTCTCATTCTTCTTCAGACAAAAGTAATCCGGCCTGTAGTGATGATAGAAGAGCAAATATTAAAGTTTTAGAACCTAAATTAGAATATATGTTTGACGACTTATATAATATTTTCCCTACCGGAATGTTTTATAGATTCAATAATTTAAAAGAATTATTAGAGGAATCTGATGCTTGGAATATTTATTTAGATGTAAATGATGATAAGAAATTTGTTAATCCTGCAATACAAGGTTTTTATAAAGAAATGTCCTCAATTTTTAATGATGAAGAAGTTATAAAGGAACCCGAAGAAGTAAAAAAAACATATGAACCTAAAAATTTAGATTTAGTAATAGATACTAAAAATGATTCTTTAATGAATTTAACATGGGATAAACCAACTAAACCACTTGATAGAAATTTTACATATGTATTAGATTTTAAACATATAGATACGGATACACAAAAGACAGAACCAGTTGTAGATAATCAAAAACCTGCTGATAATTTTAAAGAATTGGAAATTAAAAATAAGAAAATTTCTTTCGAGGATACTAAATTTGTATTTTCTAATAATGAAATGATACCTATGAATATATACAATGTTACATTATATGTTTATAATTATTCTAATTCTAAGAAATTTAAAGGCACAACTATTAAATATAAATATGAACCAGAGGGTCCAGAAAAATATCATAAACATATTTTCAAAGATGGAAAATTTAATACGGAATTAACACAAAGTAATCCAGAGTTAGTTAAAACTTATTTCCAATTAAATGCCTATAACAAAATGAAAACACAAGATAATTTATTAGCTACTAATGAAAATATACAAGCAAGTTCTAAATGTTTAGATAATAATCTAAATAAAATTAATAATAATGGAACTAAAGATAAATATGATAATGCCTTTGAAGAATTATTGAAAAAAGAACAAGAAGAAGAAAAGGCAATTTTTAGAATTAAGCAACAAGAACAAGAAGAAGATTTAGGACGAATTAATACTAAAATTGCGAAATTAGAAAAATTACAAGGTAAAGTTAAAGATACACAAGACTCTAAAATAAAATCACTAAAATCTATGAGCGACGGCACTAACTTATCATTAATAAATCTTAATAATAATAAGAGATTAGTAAAATTAAATCAAGGTTGTTTAACTAGAAAACCAAATGGAGAATATGGATATATTCCTTGTAATTTATTAGATAAAGAACAATATTTCAATTTAAGTCAAGTCAAAAATGTAGATGAATATAATAATTTAATGATGATGAATAATAATACACCAATAGATAAAGATGATTCAATTGAATATCCATTTTATATTTTACAACCTGAACATTCACAAAAATGTGTTAATGTAGAAAATAAAGAATTATCTATAAAACAATGTACGGATGATAATACTATTAGATTTACTGGAAATTTTGTAAATAAAAATTGTTCTGTTTAATTCTACCACATTTTTTTCCTTAATAAAATGTTTCTATATATTAAGTATGAAAGAATATATAGTAATATTAATTCTAATATTAATTTTATATTTACTGTTTAAAAAAAATATTCATAAAAACACACCATCATATGAAAACTTTACTCAAAACTCTAGTGTCAAAAAGAGATATTATACTAATGAAGATATAACTGAAATAAAATTAACATATAAAGAGTGGTTAAGTAATAATGAAGCTTATTTTAAAACCTTTAAAGTTCCCGTATCATATGGGAAACATTATTTAGAAAATATAGAACACCAAAATATGGATTCTCATATGTATCAAAAAATGAATACAATTTATAGTTCTGAATTATTTCACCAAATTAACACTATTGAATCTAAACCAAAAATAAGTAGTTTTATAACTTATACTGCTCCAAGTGCTACTTTGAACTTATCATTTAGTACTAAAAAAAAATTTAATACAAAAGAACTAAACGAATCAAACGAACCAAATGAATCAAAAAATGATAAATTATTTATAAAGTATATTATAAAAAAAAACGGGGGAGGTAAATTATATGAAAATTATATTTGTTACCCAAATAAAATCGTTGGAGAAACATATTTTAAGGCAAATCCCTTACAAAAAATTGTAGATAATATAAATAATAATAAAAAGAATAAAACTAAATTAGAAGATTCAAATTTAGAATTAGCTTTTGAAAGACCAAATAATTTCGATGGTTCAGAGGGTTATAACCAAAATGAATTAAAAGATAATAGACCTGTATATAGCGTTAATAGGGAATTATATTTATATGAAGGTTCATATAATATAGAAGTTCAATTTATTTCTTCAAATGAAAACTTATTAAAAGAAATTAATACAGATTTAATATTAAATATTAAAAACGAAGCATTTAAGTTAAATGAAAGTATAGAAAATATTAGTCATAAGAAAAGTAATAATAAGACTATTACAAAAATAAATGATATAAAAACTATAGATAATTATTTTGGGAAATTATTTTTAGATTATAATTTAGAAACTGTTAAAGAAAGATTAAGATTGGGAGAACCAAAAAAAAAAAAATCTTATAATACATATAGTGTAAATGGAGTTGAATATAAAGATTTAATAATATCGAATAATAATGATCATTATAATTATTATAAATTAGTAATTATTAATTTGATTTATATGTATGATATTTATTTAGAATTGAATGGAAAAAAGCAATTAGGAATTGACAAATATAAAGAAGAATTAGAAGTGTATTTTAGAGATTTAACGATAAGTAAAGTTAACCCCCCTAAAGGAAGACCAATGACTGAAGAAGAAAAAAAAAGTTTTATTATCGATTTTGGAATACCACTTAATTTAGAAAAACCAGATGATAGAGATACAGAATATGACGAGATTTTAAATAGTGTAACTATTAAAGATATAAATAAAAACAATATTGATGTTAAAAATAAAGAATATTTACCTGTAATAGAAAAATTATTAAATTTATTAGATAGTATTAAAAATAATGAAGATACTACTAATAATAATGATTTAAAAATTTTAAAAACAAATTTAAATTTTGATTATGTATTTAATCTATATAAACCAGAAGACATAAAACCATTTGGATTATTAAAAGGAGTTTCTCCAACTGATTATGTAATAAATATAATAAAAATAATTAAAAATGATTTTAAGAGAATTTTTGGTAAAGAAAGAACTTATTTAGGAAAAGATTTCAAAGAATTATTAAGTGACGATTTGAAAAACAAATTAGAATTTTTAAATAAATATTCTAAACTTTATGAAACAGAAAATCAAAAAGGTCCAAATGAACCAGTAAATACAAATTTTGAAGAATATAAAATTATAAATAAAATAAAAATTATTATAGAAGACTTTATAGAACAAATTAATAACGCACAATTAAATACTTTACAAGAATTGGCAGATTTGGATGTAAGTGATTACAAATTTAGCGATTTCATTAGAATTGATAATATTGCGGGGAACCCTATTTATTCCGAGCATTTTACAAATACAGACAGTACAGAAGGTAAAGATAGAAAAATTTCGGAAGATATAAAAGGTATACAATCATTAATGAATAAATTAAAAGATATAAAAACTCAAAGAGAAGACGTTAATAATAAATTAAAAAATATAAAAAATGAAAAAAAAAAATCAGATAATACTATAGAGAAGTTTACTAATATGAATTTTCATAAACACACTTCTACCGGACAAGTTAAATTTGGTAAAACTTTAGATATTGATAATGAAGAATGGTATTCTAAACCAGAAAATAAAAGTTTGATAACAGATTATTCTTATATTGACCCTGATAATAAAAGTGATATAATGAATTCATTAAATAGTATAGAAAAAAATATTATAGATTCTAATGTTACTATAAAATCATTAGTAGATAGTTACGCTTCTTTTAATCCTCATACTATGAATAATAAAGTAGAAACAAGTATAGAACTTGCTGAAAATGATTTAAATAAAGCAGTAAATGATACAGATGTTTTACAATATAAAAATAAAGAAGAAAACCAAGAAAGAAAAATGAAAGATATAAATGATAAAATAATACAATTAGAAAAAATACAGAATAAAATTTATTATGATAATAAAGACCATTATAAAAGTATTCAATCCTTTGGTGACGGACAAGTATTAAGTATAGAAAATAGAGGACAACATGATTATTCTATTTTAGTAAATAATGAATGTTTAGAACATAATAAAAATAATGGTGTTGATACCAATAATTGTGCTAAAGTAAATAGACAAATGTTTAATATAAATAATGTAAATAATAATGAAGAATATAATAAAATTTTAGAAAAAAATAAAAAACCATTAGTAACAGAACATAGTAATATAAAATATCCATTTCAAATAGTTCAACCCAAAAATAATAATAATAATTGTTTAATGTTAGACGGTAATTCAGTTGGTATTACAGATTGTAGTGATAGTAAGTTTCAACGTTGGGAAGCATTTAAACAAAATAAAGATTGCGATAATATTAGTTTTTAATTTTGTTTTTATATTTTTTATTATATTTTTAAAGTGTTTCTATTTTCTAATAATTTTTTTTTTAAAAAGTTTTTCTATTTATATTATAATTATATTAAATGAAAAATAAATTTATTATAACAATCATTATAATAGTTTTAATATTATTATTACTATATTTTTATAATAATAAAATTATTAATAAGAAAATCGAAGGTATTACTAATAAAAATATTTTATTAGAAAATGAAAATATAAATAAAGAAAAGTTTTTTGCGGATCCCAAAGAATTTTGTCCGCAATTAAACGATAATATATTTTTCAAGGCATTTAAACCTCAAGAAGGTTCATATTTTGGTATGATACCCAATAACCAACCTTTTAATTATTATGATTCAATTAAAATGATAGTTGAAACTAAAAATTCTTTATTTGTTTTAAATGAAAGTATGACAAGAATACACAGAGCAGATAAAAAAATAGGTAATTTTATAGATATAACTCAAGATTTATATGACGATTTAAAGGCTATTAATGTTGATACTATGACTTATGTATTTCCTATTATAGGTGCCGATTATGAAACAGACGAATGTTTTGTATATGTTAAAAAATATAATAAGGCATTATGGGAAACTAAAAAAAGTATTGATAATAATGACGGTGAAAAAGTAGATTTTGTAGGAGAATTATGGAAAGTAGAAGGTAAACCAAAAGAATGTAAACCAAAAGAATGTAAACCAAAAGAAAGTATGTTTACGAAAATACAATTAATATATGGAGGAGATTCTATAAATATAGATTTTATTGGAAAATTACATATAGAATCTAAAATGGATACAGAAGGTACATATTATAATATTTATGCCATACAGAGAGTATTAGAAGAAAATATAACACATATATATAAGTGTTATTTGGTAAATTTTTTTGGTAATAAGTTAGATAACGATTTTAATTATTATTATGGAAAAGAAGGAGAATTTAATTCAAGAATTATCGGCGAATTTGAAATAGACAAAAAAGAAGTAGTATCTTTAGAAAATGATTTATTTTATTATAATGATTCTATATTAAATATTTTTACATTAAATGATAATTATAGACAAATAGAAAATGCCGTTATAAATAAAAATTATAAGTTTATATTTAGTTTATACAATAATAATATATTTACAAATAATTTGTCTCCTACAAATAATAAAGATTTAAAAATAGAAACAAATAAAGATTTTTATACTAATATTATTTTAAAACATAAATATAAAAATTATGCCCAAACAGATACTCAAATTGAATTTGCGGAAAGATTAGACACTATTAAAAAAATGAATTGTATTGAATTTGGTAAAGAATGTCTTAAAATTTTAAATCAATACAGAGATATCTTAGTAAATGACGGTTTAAATATAGGTGTCCAAGATTTTAATGTTAATAATGATAGAATACTTATTTTATTTAATAATATTACAAGTTATACTAATAAAAATTTATCATTAGAAATGAAACATATTAGATTAAATACTCGATTTGTAAGGGAATTAATCAAATATAAAGATACACAAGGAAATTATAAAATAAAATTATTTGAAATAAATGAAGAAATTAGTATTTTTAAAGAGATGAATTTGAAAATGAATTTAATAATTCTACCTTCTAAATTTTCACAACCCAAAGATTATATTATAGAAAAAACTAATAAATATAAAAATATTTGGTATCTACAAAATATTAAGGATATTAATGATAATAAAATATTAGAAAATGGAAATATTTTTATTGAATATAATAATGAAGATTTAAATATTTCTAAAAGAAATGGAGACCCTTCTACTATAGATAAGGATTTATATAATGAAATATTAAATGGAGAATCATTTTTAAGTTTAAAAAGTAGTAATTTATATACTGAACATTTTCAATATTTATTTACTTTCCCGGATAAAGAAAAACCAGATTATAAAAAATATTTTAAAATTAAAAAAGGTTCTCTGGTTGGAAAACAGAATATCTATGGTATTTTAGAATGGAAGGACGAAATAATAGATGAAAATGATAAAGAAAGTATATTCCATAAGAGAAGTATATTTTTTACATTATATGCGAAACCAAAAGAACCTGAATACTCCGGGAAAATAGGACCTCTTTATTTAGCATTAGAAATAGAACACGATTATATATTTAATCCAAGTATAAAATACGAACACGAAGGAATGAGTTTATATAATTGGTTTATGACAAAGGAAAAAGAAGGTAAATTTAAAAATAGAAGTGACTGGTATGAAATATATGATATAATGAAAACAGAAGGTATTTATTATCCTAACCCTAAAGCAGGATATAATATCCAAAATAGAAATTTTGTTAATATTATGAGAGACCTAAAAAATAGCATAGAAGAAGATACAAAAATTATAGAGAATAGACTTTTTACAAATAGACATCTTAAAAATTTATTAAGTATTGAAGACGCTAATGTATATGATACTAAATATGACGATTTTCATCCACAATTATATATTTATAAGGAACTTGGTAGGGATAAAGAAGAATGTTATATTTATGTAAACTTTAAACCAGATAATGTTACGGAAAATAAATTAGAAAACAACAGAAAAGAAAATATGGAAACTGAAAAAGAATTTTTAGGTGTTGAGAAAGAACCAGATACAATAACTTCTAAAGTAATATCTTTAAGAAATAAAAAATTTAAAAAGAAATATAGTTTGAAAGATGATAATTTAGAATATCAATATCATATTTTAATAAAAAAAAAAGAGGAAGAAATTAAACAATTTAATAGTAATGAAGAAAAAGTAAACTATGTATGGTCTAAAAGGGAAATAACTAATTTTACAGAATATTTGAATTTAATAACAGGAGGAATTCAATTAAAAGATAATTCTCGTGATAGAATTAGAGGTTTATATGAAATAGATACTAAGTTTATGGACGAAAAATATTATAATTATTTATTAAAAAAGAAAGAAGATAATCCACATTTGAAAGAATTAGATGGTATAATAGAAATTGCTCGACAAAATTTAAATAATTATAAAATGGCACATGGATATCCATTTTGGGTAATATATAAAACAGTTGATTATAATGGTAATCCTTGTAGAGAAGGAGCAAAAAATAGTCAAAAATTATTCTTAACTACTAAAATATTAGATTCTCATATTATTCACGAAGATAAAGATAATATAGAATATTCAGATTTAGACCAATATCCTTTTATTAAAGAAGAATTTATGTCTTTTACTGGACACGGTAATGATATTCAATTCTATGGTCAAAAATTAGGTGGTTCTACTCAAATTGCTCCTAAGAAATTCTGTAATTATGAACCCTTACCTATTGAAGAATGTACCAGTGATACTTGTTTCCCAAAAACATTAGGTTTAGTGAGAATGGACGGTTCACCTAAATGTCAAATTCAAGACGATACTGTCAAACAAAAAACGGAAACACCTAACTTTGTAGAGATTATAGGTAATGTGAATACTAATGCTTGTGATTTATATAAATTAAAGGGTAATAAGCAGTTATTTTATAGATTAGGAAGGGTATTTAAATATGGAAGAGATGGAAAGTATCAATTAAAGAATATATATACTATTCAACAGATGTATGACGGTAAATATTTTTATCATATGGATGATAATATAACACTAAAAAATAAATTAGTATCAAGTAATATAAATAACTATGCTTTTACAGGTGAAACAAAAGAAGATATTTATGGTATGTATTATTTATTTAAACCTATGAATGGTAATAAATATTTAACAAGAAAAATAAATGTATTTGATAGGGAATTTGAGGATTGGTCTTTGGATGATTTTAAAGATATTACTAAAAAACAAAGAAATAAAGAAGACCCAGAAACAAGACTTCATTTAAATGACCCTGATTATTATAGTCAAAAATTCGCTATACCAGAAGAATTAATATTAAATATAGCAGTCCAAGACGGTATTAGTTCTCCTTCCACTGATGCTAAATTAAATGAATTAAGAAAACAAGAATCCGTTAGATGTAAAACTTCACCTGAATTATGTGACGGTGACCTAAGTTATGAAGCACCTATTAGTCCATTAGAAGAAAAGAAATTATTAAATAAACAACTAGACGATATAAGAAGTATGATGGGAAAATTAAATCAAATTCCAAATAGTTTTTTTGATAAACCTGATTTAACTCAATTAGCTAAGAAAATAAAACAATTAAAAACAGTAATACCCGAAATGGAAACTAAAGTAGTTGAAACAATAAAAGCAAATGAATTTTTATTAACTTTGGACGAAAATCTTAAACAAGAACAAAATCAAATATTACTTGAAAAACAAGAAAAAAATAATTTATTATATAATACAAATAATACAACTAGAAATAATAAAAGAAATAATAAAAGAAATAATACAACTAAAAATAATAAAGATAATAAAAATACTGTTTTTACAGAAGCATTAGAAAGTATTAAAGATACATTTAAAGAAGAAAGGAAAAAAAATAATCAATCTAAATGTTATAATATGGAACAATTTAGTAATCCTAATATTTATTCCAGACAACCTAATAATTCAATAGATTTAAATAAGCATATAAGTGATGAATATAGTAATTATATTGGAGGAAAAATGAGTTCCACACAAGAGCAAGTTGCGGAAATGCAAAAAATAGTAGGTCAAAATTTAGATAAAATTAGTTCTTTATCCAATAGTATTAAATTAGACGGCAATACAAAACAATTATTAATGAGTGATAAGATTAATGAAGAGAATAATTTAGACAAAGATATATTCAAAATTAAAAATTCAGACCAACAATCTAGAGTTTCTAATATTTTAAAGAAATTAGAAGAAATTGAAAAGATTAGATCCGAAATGAATGAAGACGACTTTAAAACTAAAAAACACGAAAATGAAGCACAATATAAAACATTAATAAGCAGAGAAGACGGAGAAACTATGAATATGTATCAAATTAAAGAAAATGAAATCCCCGAGGAAATGATATTTTCTCCAAGTGATAGTAACCATAATTTATTATTTATAAATGGAGGTTGTTTATCATATGATAATAAAGAATTAGATATAAATTCAAAACATTGTATGGTAGGTGACCCAAAACAAATGTTTCAAATACATAGAGTAGAAGATATAGAAGATATGAAAAAATATAACATTAAAAATCAAGATAAAGGAATGGATAGGTCATATTCTATTGTTATGGCAAATGATAAAAAATGTTTACATAAAGAAAATAATGAATTGAGTTTTAGAAGGTGCGACAATACTGAAAATCAGTATTGGGATTATTCTGATATAACTGGTCCAAATACATAAATGAAAAATTTTACTAAAACTGTTTAATAAGATATAATTTGAAAAAATAAATATTTTTTCTAATTATATTATAATATATATAAAATGAAAATCTCTTTTTTTAAATCGAAGAATATAAAAATTATAGTAATAGTTTTAATTGTAGGACTTATATTTATTTATTTAGTTAAAAGAAAACAAACAAGACAAAATCAAAAAATTATTATGGAAAAATTCAATGAAAATGAAATATTATGTATTAAAGCAGATGATAAAGACGAAATTAAACAATTTAGGATAGATATGGGTTACAAAATTAAAGAAATACCCAAAGAAAAAGATAGTTTGTTTGATATAGATACAGATAATATTATAACAGTTTTAAAAGGAGATGCTCCTATTACTATAAAATACAAATATGATTATATACAACTTAGCTCTCCTAAATTAACAAAAGACGTAAATGATTTTATATTAAGTCCTACTGGTGTAATTTTTGATCCTAAAACAGATGATATTATTGTATTTGATATTTATAGATTGAGAAGATTTCAATATAGACTAAATAGAAGTCAATTTAATATTTCAGAGAAAGAACAATTAAATAAAATAATTGATATGAGAAATAATAAAAAAGATAAGAATGAAAATAATAGTAAATATAATCCAAATGATATTGAAGTATATACTGAATTTGAAAATAAAAGAAAATTATTATATATTTATTTCCTTATTTATTGTGCCCATACTAATAAAAATAAATTTAAAGAACAAATATTACCATTTGTAAATGGTAGTGAAATTTTACAAGATAATTATACTATAGAAGATAATACCGACAAACAATTAATTTCAATTATTAATAAATCTGGTATTAGAGATGAAATTAAACAAAATTTAAAGTCTAATGATAAAATTAAAGTTAAATTAGATAAAAATTTAGTGGATAATGATGAAGATTTTATAGACAAAACAGTTTCCCTTACTGGATACGTAAAAGACAGTAAAATACCATTAACATTAGGAGAACTTAGACAAGAAGTTATAAAAAATTTAGATTTCTTACTTAGGTATAGAAGAATAAAAGAGTGTAGAGATAATACGGTCTTAGAAAATAAAGACGAAGAAAGATTTAAATGTTCTCTTAACTATCAAGAAGATTTACCTAAATATGATTTAGGTAAACAAGGTAAAGGTATAGAAAGTCTTAATTATGATAAAAAACAGAAAGCACCTCTTTTTGATAATATTATGAATCCAAATAGTAATTCTTGGAATGAACCTAAATATAATGGTATTTTTGAACCCCAAAAATCATATAGAGATAAAAGAGTTTATCAAACTAAAGGGGGTAAAGGTGTTCAAATTAATGACACCGGAACTAAAAATAGTGTAGAAAATAAAGGAATGAAAGGATTATTTATGAGATTATTTTCTAATGAAGAACAAGGTGTTGATAAAGTATTAGTTAATAATACATATAATGCGAATGATACATATAATTCTATTTATGATGATAAACCTAATTTATTAGTAGAAAAATTTGAAGAAAAAGAAAGACAAAATCCAGTATTAATTCCAGGACTTCCAACCATAAATTTAATGAAACAAGATGGAGATATTAAGAATAAAGATTTAAATGCCGGATATTTTATTTTACCAGACGAAATGGAAGCAATAGGAGTTAAAATGTGTATCTATACTTTAGGAAATAGTAATTATATATTTGTTCCAGATGTATTAAATAATCGTATCCAAATATTTAGAATTGAACAAGGTGCGGAATTCGATTATAAAGGTCAATTTGGTAATTTAGACTTTACAACTATTCGTTCATTACCTACTTATCAAGGTGAAAAAGTTGCTGGAATGTTTGAACCACTTAAGAATACTAATATTATGTATGAACCTATCCATAATACAGAGATTTTTGAGAAAAGTATAAGTGCCGAATCTCCTGCTAGGTGTTCTAATACTTGCGAATTTGACGGTGATAATTATATAGGAAAAGTTAGAAATATAAATACCAATGAGGATAATAATAGTTATATAGATTCTTTTTTTAATAAAACAGAAGGAACTATAAAGAATGAAACACAGTGTTATATGGAATTAAGAAATAAATTACAAAGTCAAGGACCAGAAGTAATTAAATTGCGACCAAATAATACATATAGTCAAAATATTGACAAATATTATGAATCATATACTACCAAAATATTACCAGGAGCCCCGGGTGTATCTCCTATGAAAGTTACTGGACCCGATTTATCTCTTGAAGAAGAAAATGTTAATGAATGTGTAAATGAATTTTCCACTAGAAGAGCAAATATACATCATAGACAATATGAATTAGACGAATATAATAATTTAATACCAGTTAAAACAGGACATTTCTATAGTTTATATAATGAGTATATTAGAATTAAAGAATATTTAAAAAGACCAGATTTAAAAGAATCGGTATATAGTAACCCATTTAATTTAATTGATGGAGCAGAATTATGTATGGGTCAATCTAGTAAAAGTTGTACTATGGCAAAAGACCCTTATGATGGTGTGAAAGGTTGTTCTGTCGCATATAGGAAATTTTTATTAAAAGTTATTAAAGAAACAAATGACGGACAGAAATACGGACAATTATTTAGACCCAAATCAATAACATATGATATAGAATCCAATTTATTTTATGTCGCTGATACTTATCACCATAGTATTCAATGTTTTCGATTAAAAGACCAAGATAAATATGAAGAAGGAAAGGATTTAGTGTTTGAAAGTGCCGATAAAATATTTAACGGTGATGACGAAAAAGAAAACAGTGATCCATTATATTGTTATGATAAAGACTGGAATTATAATATGTCTTATCATTCCAGTCCGGTTTATTCATTAGGTTTAAGACAACAAATATTAGAAAAAACAAGAGAAGATAGAAAAAATGATTTTGATAAAAAAGCAGGGGAATATCCTACTAAATTAAAAGGTGATTATACAATACCTGAATCTCGAATTGAAGATGAATGGTGTGATAAATTCTCAGAACCAAAAGGAAAAGTTAGATTATACCGATGGGTTAGTGGTTCTTCCAAATACGCTAATTATGCCTACGAAAGAGCGAATAATGATTCTATTGAATATTCAAATATAGGAAAAGAATTAAAGGGTGGAAAAAGACTAAATAAAGATTATTTCTTTTATACTAATTTAGTAAAAGTTGATATTGAAGAAGGTGAAAAAGATGATACTAATGAGAGAGAAGCATTATTATTTCCGGGAGTTGGAGAGTTTTTATATCCATCTGATTTAGTATTTGTAAGAAGAAATATATCTCCTGTTAAAAATACTGATTTATTATTAGTTGCAGATACTGGAAATAATAGAGTTTCCATTTTTAAGAAATATATATTAGATATAGATACAAAAGATAAATATAGATATAGATTTTATAGATTCTTAGGAGACAAAAACTCCGTAGAAGATAGAAAATTAATTAACCCTATAGGTATTACTGTTAACCCTATTAATGGATGTATATATGTTTTACAATCTAATTTTTATGATTATAGTGGCGTTAAATATAATAAAGGACAAAGTATTAAGGTTTTTTATCCCAAAAAAGATAATGATGAAGGTTATTACGACTATTCACACGAAATTATAATTAATAAAAATATAAATTTAGGTAATAAAGATGCCAGATTTACTAAAATAGAAATGGATAGCAGAGGGATAATATTATTAACAGATATTAATAATAGAAGAGTTCAAATTTTAAAAGAAATCGCACCGAAATCAGGAGACCAAAATAAACTACATATGGAAAAAATAGACTCTAATGTTTTAAATAAAGTAATTTTTAAGATTCAATATAATCCACATAATGGTTTAAATGGTATATATGACTTTTTTAATGATAAATATTTAATGGGGTATAATAGATTTAGGTTTATAATAGAGAGATTTAATATCTCGACACAAAAAGATACAGAAATTTTACTTTCACGAGAATATAACCACGATTATTTTGCATCCATTAACAATGAAACCAGAGATTTATTTGTATATGAAGATAAATACGAAACCAGACCTTATAAAAAAGGATACTGGGTTATGAATGGTAAAAAAGAAAATATTATTGATAAATTAGGTCAAGGTAATTCTTCTGGCGGTGACGCTCTAGCTATTAAACCTTATAATAACTTATATGTTGATATTAAACAAACCAATAATAGATATGGTAATACTATCACAGACGGAATCGAAGATTGGAAAGGTAATCCTTTAACACCAAATACTTCATATAAATATGTTTTTTATTTATTTAACTATCATAATACTATTAAAGTAGATAATAATAACTTATCAACTACAGTACATACACCACCACTTAATATTCCTTCCAATAATATTAGTATTGGTAATGTTATTACAAAAAGAGAAAATTATCTAAATATAAATATTGATTATTTATCAGTTAGTAATTTACATAAAGATACTGCTAAATATAATCCATTATGTATATATTTATTAAGAAGAAATCATAATAGAACTAGAGATGGATTATTAAGATATTTGAATGTATTTAGACATAATATGATACAATTATTCGTTCCAAATGAAGCAAAATACATTTATAATAATTTCTCTAAACCTAAATTTGGTAAATTATATATTTTAAATATAGAAAATGCGGGAAGTCCTCTCGATATGAAAGAAGAAGAACTATTAGAACCTGACGCAGTTAATAAAACAAAATATGCCGATAGTAAATTTTTAGTATTTTATAGTGCAGAAGGTGGTAATTTAGACCAAAATGGGAAAATATTACCAACTTCTGATACATTGGGAATGGATTATATTGAAGATTTCTTTACATTAGGAGACGACCCTATGGATTCCTATACTAAGATTAAATATCAAGTTAAAATAGATATTAGACAGACTCGAAAAGACTCTATTATGTTAAGTGATAATACTAAATTAGAATCGAATCTCTTATATTATAGACAAAATAGATACGAAAAAGACGATAATTCACTCGAACTTATTAAGAAACAATCTATCGTTCAATTTATAGAAGGTAAATATGAAAATAGAAAATTTGAATATAAAGACTCTGGAATTATGAAAGAAGGAATTAAAATTCCGTTACCTCTCAATAGAACTCTTGAATATAATGTTTTAGTCGCTAATCAATATAAAATTAATCCTTCATGTAATACACAATATTTCACTACAAGACCGGAGAAACCGTATCTTAAATCTGTAAGTAAAGTAGAAGTTACAGAAGGAGGAAAAAAAGTTAGTAAAATTAAAATAGAATGGTATTATACTCAAAATAAGAATTTATATTGGCCAGTCAATTTCCTTATTTTAAGACTTCCAACCGAAGATACTGGCTCAGGAATACCTACAGTTACAAAGGTATTAGATTTTTTAAAAGGTAGTCCTCATAAAAATGATAAATATTTCAATATAGAGAAAGATTTAGTAAATGTAAAAATTGCCGGAAAACATTTCTTTGAAAAAACATTTGCTCTAGATGGTAAAAATAAATGGCAAGTATCTTTTACTAAGTTTAATAATAAAGAAGACCCTGGATATAAAAATATTTTCATAAATGGTAAGAAATTCATTTGGTCTCCTAATACTAAATCGCATGTCTTTACTAACTCTTTTATTACTATTAAAGTTGAATTAGACGGGGCACAAGACGAATATTTAAGTAAAGTTGTAGTAGAAGAATATATAGATGCCGAAGGTACATATGGTCCTTCGGGAAGTGAAACGCAACAAATATTTGGAGGTTTAATTGAAAATGAGTATGAAGATATGAAAAAACAACAACTTAATGCTACGAATGACGCCGAAGAATTAAAGAGAAAGTATGAAACAGAATTAAATGAAGAATATAATGATAAATTAATTCAAGCAGTAGAGGCATATAGACAAATGAATAAGATAGGTTTTTACTTTAACTTACAAGACGATTATGAAGGATATTATAGAAGTGTTATAGATAATTATTCTGGTAATAGTGGTCAATTATTATATTACTTGAAGGCACAGAGTGATAATGATTTACTCAAAATTTTTGACGAATTACATGATAAAATTAAAATTTATCATGGTGAAGCAACTATGACTATTGACGGTCCAAATGGTATGTTGAGAGCAGGCGGGAGAGACGCAATAATTGAAAAGATTAGACATTTATCTTTTATGCTAAAAGAATCAACTAAAACAGAAAATAAAACATTAGGGATTACCTGTAAAGACCAAGATTTAAGTGAAATATTTAAAACAGACGGTTTCCAATCCGCATTACAATGTTTAACAGACGAAAAGAATAAAAAAAATACAGATTATGATAGTGGAGCACCAACTCCAACACCAGAAAAATTAAGCAGAACTAAATTAAATGAATTAACCGAGAATTTTGAAGTAGAACAAGAAAGGGATTACATATCCGAAACAGCAAGAGAACTTGAAGGTGAAAATTTACAATCCGTTTTACAGAAATTTAATTATGGCGGAGAATGGCAAAAAGCAGGTATTAATAATATAGTATATGATACTGTTAGCCAAAAAGTTAAACTTATTAAAGAAAAAGTTAGTTTAAATACTAATAAAATCATTCCTAACAAAAATACTATATTAATTTGGCGCAAAGGAGATAGAGATATAGGTATTAGTCCTTCTGCTTCTCAAGGCCTAGTAACAGATAAAGTAAAACCGTATGATATATTACGAAGTGGTAAAGAAATTAAATCGTTGAAATCATATATAACGGAAAAAGATAGAAAAGAAATATTGGAAAATTATGCGATTCCGCCTACATTAGTATCACTTTCATCCGGTAAAGATATACCAGCAACAGAAGTATTTAATGATTTAACTAAGGATAAAAATCACTTATATTCTATTCAAACACACTATTTACCTTTCGAATTAGATAAACAATATTCTTATAAAATCGCGTGTTTCCAAAATGGACATAGTATTAGTTCGGAAGTTAAAAGAAATTATTTAGGTATTGTTAGTAAAGGAATTGGTTCGGAATTAGGTATGGGTGAAGTATTTAGTGACGAAGCTTATTTAGGCGCGAATGTATCTAATACACAAACGGAAAATGATTTAAATGTTTCTATAGAAGAACCAGTTAAGGAAGCGCCGGAAATATTAGAACCAGTTATTAAATATTTCGAACCGAAAGAAGGTACAGAAGATACATTAGTTAGAATTGTAGGTTCTAAATTAGATAAGTTAGAATATATTTCATTTAGAGATGTAAGAGTTAAAATTCTTAAGAAACAAAAGAGAATAATTGTTGAAAATGGAGATAAAATATCTTATGATGAATACTTAGTTAAACCACCTACTCTTAAAGAATTAAATAGAGAATGCTGGCAGAGTTATGAACCATATAAAGTTCTAGTATGGGGATATTTCCACGGAACCGGAAAACAAATTCGAAGTAAAGAAACAGGAAATCCAGATACTAAAATGTATAAATATTTAGTTAGTAAAATATGTCCAGAAAGTAATCAACAAATGAGAAAATATAAGGTTGAAACTAATTCTCCTGCTTAATTTTATATTTTCCTGCTTAATTTTATATTTTCCTGCTTAATTTTATATTTTACTGCTTAATTTTATATTTTACTACTTAATTTTATAATTTTTTTTTAATAAATATTATTTTATTATTATATAATAATGGTTGATTATTTTAAAGTTACATTATTAGTTATATGTTTATTCATATTCTTATATTATATTAGACATATCAATAAACTTAAAGAAAAATTTATAGGAAATCTAAAACAACAAAAAGAACATTTTGAAAATGAAATTCCGAATGTTAATCTTCTTAAACCTAAAAAAAATGATAATATTATAAATACAGAGAATACGGTAAATACTTCTAATTCGAATGAGAGTTGTGAAATAGCAAATAAACAAGATAATACCAAGGATGATTGTGTATTTGGTTGCAGTAAAACAGATGACGCAGAGGAAATGGATATAAATGATATGATGAAAACTATAGAAGAAACTGAAAAATTATGTGATATGATAGATGAAAAAGATAGAATACGAAGAGAAAGAGAAGATATAGAAAATATAGATAAACAAATTGAATTGAATAAAAAATTCTTACTTCAACAAAATTCACAAAATAAGCAAATAGAAGATTTACAAGGGATTATAAAATCAATGGTTTTTACAGATGATATGAATAAAGTCGCGGTAGAAAAGTGTAGTGGAAAGACCGACGAATGTTTATCAGATAAAGAACAAAAATTATCAAGTATTTTAAATGAAAAGAGAGAAAAAAATAAAAAAGTAAAAATTAATTTAAATATGAATAGTTTTGGAGATGATATAAAATCTTCATTAATAAATAAATTAGGTGCGTCTGGAGAAGAAGCAGAAAGGTTATTGGAACTTATTAATAGCGGAGCCATTAATATAGATGATTTAGAAAGACGATCAGGAAACTCAACATATGAAGATGGTTCTACTACTAGAGGATGTCCTAATTGTAAAATAGATTTAAGTAAATATATAGATAGATGTAAAATACCGTGTAGAAAGTGTAGAGATCCTGCGTGGGGGTGTCCACAAGATAAGTAATTAAGAGACTATGTAATAAATAAATTAGGTTTTTATAGTAAATTTTTTTAAAAAATTTTTATTCTTTATTATATATATATGTTAAATCTTATTGTATTAGCTTTAACAATTATATTACTAATTTATTTTTTTAAAAAAGAAGTTTTAAGAGCACCCAGTTATATTCAAGAAGGTTTTATAGATAATATAGAAGGCATGGAACAAAAAATGAAATCATTAGAAGAAAAGGAACAGGAAACGCGTATGTTTTGTAAATTATTAAGACATAATAAAAATCAAGATGAAATGGATTATATGGTAGAAAATACAAATATGAAATTCCAAAATGATTGGGAAAAACAAAATAAAATGATAAATGATATTAAGAAAAAAATAATAAATCTCAAATTAGATAAAGTTGATAGCGAATTTATTAATTATAATGAAAATAAAAATAATAATAAAAAATCATTTACTCAAAGAAAAAAACAGATTAAAATGGCAAAAAATATTTTAAAAAATCCCCCAATGGTAAATTTAAATATTAATAATAATTTATAAAAAAATATTTTTAAATATTATAAAATGCCTATTAAACAAAAATTTAATATTACTCAATATATTCCACAAAAAAGTAATAAATCTTCTTCTAATACAAAAATAATGAAAAAAGAATATAATAAATTTATAAATATGGAAGATGTATTTGAGAAAAAAATAAAAATGTTAGGCGGAGATAAATTAATTTTATATTATTGTTGTAAAGAAACATTAGAAAATAAAATAAGTAATGAAATACCAAAGAATTATTATAAAATATTTTTTGATTTTTATCCAAATAAAAAAAATTTAAATTCAAGAGAATTAAATATATTTTTAAATTTTCTAAGAGTTTATAATCCGCCGGTAGAACCTCGACGAAATATAACTAATGTTGACTTTATGAATATAATTTATATATATACTGATATATTATTAGATAATTATTATACATTAGAACAAAATTTAGATTATGATTTAAATCATAGTAAAATATCATTATTATTTAAATTTATAAATGAAATTGCTTACGAAAAAGCTTCTTTCGAATATTTTCCTAAAACCAAAATTTATAATTATATATTACATGATAGTAATAATTTTAGCGACTTTAAAGACAAATTATCTTCTTCTGTATTTGAAGAAATTATATTTAAATTAATTCCGGAAGCATTATATAGTATACATTTACCACAAGCTGGGGATATATTATTAAAAAACAATACTACATTGGAAATTAAAAAAAATAATAATTCAAATAGTTTATTTCCAATATTTATTAAATCATCAAAAAAAGCTAAAAATAATAATATAGATTTATTATCTGGTATTGGGGGAGGAGAAAGAATTAGAAATAATGAAGGAGGGAAAGTTTTTTTGTCTTATAAAAAATATTATTTTCCAGATATTAATGTTAAAATACCTTTAAATAAAGAAGTTATTGTAAGAAATAATCATATATATTATAATAGAGAAAATATAGCTATAGCATCTATTGATGACGTATTTAATGTAACTAATCATGAAGAAGATATAACAGAAATTTACCGTAATATGATAGATGATTACAGATTTGCTTACATATATTCTGGAATACAAAATAAGGATATTCATATAATACCAAATCTTAAAGACCTTTTATCAAATGATTATAATATTAGTAATTATATTCTTTTTCACCATACAGTAGGAAAAATAAATAAAAGAAAAACAAATAAAAAAAAATCAAACAAAAATAAAAAAACTAAAAAAAAATTCAATAAGAAAAAAAAATAAAATAATTTTTAATATTTAGTATAATTTTTAATATTTAGTATAATTTTTAATATTTAGTATAATTTTTAATATTTAGTATAATTTTTAATATTTAGTATAATTTTTAATATTTACTATATTTTTTATGATTAAAAAATATAATAATAACATATATTTAAATGTTAAAAGACCCAAAAAATATCTTCTTAATAATTTTTATAGTATCATTTATATTTTTAATTTTAGATTTTCTCATTTTTAAAACTCATCAACAACTAGAACATTTCGAAGACCAAAAAATAACAATTAAAAAATTAAATATAGAAGGAGAACCTTCTATTAGTCCAGATAGTATAATACCTTCTGAGATTATAACTCCTTCAGAAAGTCATGTAAATAAGAAAAATAAAAAAGCAAAAGATATTTCATTTTTAACGGATATAAATAATGAAGATTTAACAATAAATGATTTTTATCCAACTCATCCAGAAGAAACAACTAAATTGGATTTGGTGGAATTTGTATATGAAACAGATTTATTTCAACAAATAATACCTAAATTCGGTGGAGGATATATAGGTATAATATGGTTTGATAACCGAATTAATGGAATTTATCATACTACATCTCTTATTAAGAAAGATTGGGCTTCTATAAGTAATAGTATACCGGAGAATATGTTAAGACCGGTATTTATAACATTTGATAAAGATAAAAAATTGTTGGGTATTTTTGAAGATAAAACTAATGAAAAAAGAAGATTCCATTTATATAAAAAAACAGATATAGATATTAATAGTGAATGGGAATTTATAGAAAAAGATAAAATAGTTTCACTCATATATGATACAGACCAAATACTTATTGGTTTAGATTTAGACGGGTTTATGTATAAAAAAAGTAGTCATTTATTAGAAGGTTCCTGGGAGTTTTTAGATAATAATAAAAATCAAGTTCCTATGAGAAAATTACTTTTCGACTATAGGGATGGTTATATGTTTGGTCTAACACACAATTTCCAAGTATATAGAAAAAAAGGATTAGATTGGAAAACTGAAGATTGGGATACTTATACATTACCTAAATCTTTAACTGGAACTGTTAGAGATATATGGTTTGACTTTGACGGTTATATGTTGGGATTATCACGTATTGGATTAGTGAAAAAGGAGAGTGGAAATTATTTATCCAATTTTATACAATATAAAGAAGAAGTTATTAAAAAAGAAATTTCCATATATGATGTAATGTATTCTATTACAGGTATTAAAACGTTTGCTTCTATGGAAGATATGGGGAATAATAGTAATAATGTATATGTTGACGGGAAAAAAATGAGTGAATATAAATTTAAAGACCCTAAATTAAATCAATATTTAGATCATAGAATGAATTTGAAGAAACAATGTAGAAAAATGAAAGCACTAAAACTTAGGGATTTAGAAAATACTAGTGACGCAGAAACTAGAGTTAGAAATAAGAGATTTATAAATATTTTAGACGAACAAAAAGATATTATAGGCGATTTATATGATTCTATTCAAGATTTAAAAGATAGACATTACTAAATCTTTTTTTATTTTTTTTTTATAAATATAATATAATAATATTAAAATGGGTCCAAAGATAAAATATAGTTTATACCTTATTCTTATTATATTAATTTTATTTTTATTAGATAAGTATGTTGATATAAAAAAAGTACAAAAACAAAAACAAAAAATTATTGAAAATATGAGTAATATGAATAAAACAAATAAATCAAATAATTATACTAAATACGAAGATACTATTATTGGCGGAGCAATGAAAGGAACAAAACTTAGAGGCACTTTAGACCAAGCCAAAGATAGTTGTAATAGTGATGATAAATGTATAGGAATAATTAGGAAAAATGTTGAAGAAGGAAAAGAAGACGATTATTATAAAATAGAAAAAATAGACGTTTGTATTAATAAATATAATAAATTACCTGAATTTAAAAAAGATAAAAATAATAAAAAAGAAGAAGATAAAACTACTAATTTAATTTATGGAAATACATTTAGTGATTATAGCACTTATTTAAAAGAAGAAACTGATTCTTCGGTTAGGTGTATTAGATTAGATACTGATATTTCTATTAAGCATTTGAAATATCCATTTGATAGGTTAGTATCGGATAATGAATTAAATATTAGAAGTAAATCTGTAGATGATATAGTAGAAAATAAAAATGAAAGTAGTAATGAAAAAATATATTCCAGAAATGGTATATTTCATATTGTTAAAGGATTAACGGGAGAAGGAATTTCATTTAAGATAACAAAAAATAATGAAGAGTATTATTTAGTGAATATGAATGATACAGAAGATATAACAGTTAGTATTTTAAAGGAAGATAGTAGTTTTAAGAGAAACGCGACATTCCATTTAGATTTAAATTATGTTGTAAATAGTGGTATAGAAGATTTAGAGAAAAATGATAAAACTAAATATATTTCTATTAAGAAAATTGAAAATAATAGAAATTATTTCTGGAAAATTAACGATATTAATAAAAAAATAATTCTCATTAATCAAGAAGATATTAAAGACGATAATGATAGCATTAATACCGTTTTATTTGAAATTACCCAACCATTAGAATATATAGAGGTTTCTAAAGAAATAGAAGTTCCGGCACCAAGTATAGAAGAAACCGACGAAGAAGAATTACCGGATAGAGAAGAAAAGAAGAAAACATTAGAAAAATTAGAAATAGATATAAGGGAATTACAACATAAACAAAATTTGAAATTAATGGATGTTATGGTTGATATAAATAAATTTAAACTTATGGATTTATCTTTATCTGACTATTTAACGAAATGTACCAGAAATAGTTCTGACCAAAATATTAATGCAATTACTACTAATATAAATAATACAAATAATTTAGGTAATAATAATCTAATAAATACTATTAAAAATGTTAAAAACGCAATAAATAATAAAAAAAATTTAAATAATTTTCAAAATTAACAATAAGACATAAATTTCTTTATATATATTAAATGGTTAATGAAGATAAAATATCGATAATACTTTTTATAATATTTATTTTAATTATAATATTTTTACTCTATATTCAAAGACTATTTATAAATAAAGAAAAATTTTATAATAATATGATAATTTTACCTATTAATTCTTATATAATTAAAAATATGAATTTAACAGTTAAAGGGAAAAAAATTAATTCTTGGATAACTAAGAATAATGCTAAAGAAATAATGAATAATGTAAACAATCTTTTTTTTAATAAGTATAATATTCACTGGGATTTAAAAGAGATTATAGAGTTTAATGTGCCAAATACGGCAAATTTAAAATTTATAGAAGAATTATCTAGAGACACAACTTTATATCCAAATGATAAAAGAGAAAAAGTTTATTGCTCTTTAATTAAAAAAAATATGTATAGTAAAAAATACAATAATATTTATTTTAGCACATTTAATGGCAATACGCGACAGGGAAAAGCAAATATTAATAAAAATAAACATATAAAAGATTCAGATTTAAAGACACATATACATTTTACACTTATAGGAACTCATACAAATAAACATAATAACGGTAATAAACCAAAAAGAAGAGAAATATATAAAATTGATGAACCATCTTTAAGTTTTACCGTTGCACACGAATTAGCACATGTTTTAGGACTAAAACATTTAAACAGTAAAATTAAAAATATAATGAATGCCGTTACTTCGTCATTTGAAGTTAATCAAGAACAAATTTCTATTATGAAAAAAAAAGCGAAAGAATTTAATAATATATATCATACAGAATCAAACTCTTCAAATAGTAATACAGAATCAAACTCTTCAAATAGTAATACAGAATCAAACTCTTCAAATAGTAATACAGAATCAAACTCTTCAAATAGTAATACAAATATATCATTATCGCAAAATAAAATATATTTTTTTGAACCAGTATCACCTCTAATTAAAAGAATTAAAAAAGATAAAAACAATGTTTTAGTAGAATGGGATAATGATAATATTAATAAAGTTAAAAAATTTATAGTAATATATAAAAATCAGGATAATCCCGATAAGTCTACATGGATTTTAAGAAACATAAAATCTAATAAGCCGAATAATAGTTTAATATTAAGAGATATGTATGGTCAACGATATCATATAACTATTTTAGCAGTTTATATAAATAAAGAGAAAAAAGAATTAGTTAGTGAAGTAGGAAGAATAATATTATTTGGAGATGGAAATGATTATAATGGTATAGATTATAATAAAAAAGAAGATATTGATTTGAATATTAGAAATGATAGAGAAGAAATAAATAATATAATAAATAATCCTTCAAATAATATTATTAATAATATATATGGAAATAATATAGTTTCAGAAGAAAATAGTTTTGGTAGAATAAGTGCTAACAATATAAGTGCTAACAATATAAGTGCTAACATAAGTGATAACATAAGTGATAACCAAAAAGAAAGTATTGTTCCTGTTCCTACAATAAATTGCGACGGTAAAGTAAATCAAAAGAATATTAGAAGTAGAAAAGATTTAGAAGATATAGATATAAATTATAGGTGTCCTGAAGATAATGAGATAGAATATTTAAGGGATGAGATTAGAAATTATCGTCCATTTTTTAGTTTTTTTTAGTTATTTTATTTAGTATTTTATATTTTTTTAATTTTATTTAATATATTTATATATTAAATGAAAAGTAGTATTTCAAATAATAATTTAGTATCATCTTTATGTTTAATTTACATTATAGTTTATGTTGTTGTTAAAGTATGGTTCAAACCAAATTATGAACCATTTTTCCAAGGTGAAAAATTAGTAAGAATTAGAGACGTTATTGGAGCAAACGGTCTTATGGAAGTTACATTTAGAAAACCTGATTTAGATGAAGGAGATGAATTAACTAAATATGAAATAGTCTTAAGTAAAGACGGAAGTATTATAGGTAAAAAAACATTAACTGATTATTTAAATCAAGATTTAGTTAAATATGCGATAAATGATACAAAAATTACAGATAATACAGATTATAGTGTTTCAGTTATAGGAAATACAAAAAATAATAAAAGAATGGAAAGTGTTCCTTATGCATTTAAAACAAATGATAGGAATAAAAATATAATTGAATTAAATGAGGATATTTTACAAGATATGGATGAAAATAGGCAAATATTTTTAAGACAAGAAACAGAACAAAATACTCAAAATAGAATTATAACAGACCTTAAAAAAAGAGTAGATTTACTTAGAAATGATATAGTAGTTATGAAAAATAAAGATAAAGACGAACTTAGGAGTATTCAAAATGTAGTCCAAAGTGACGATTCTATTGCTCAAGTTTTATCAATGCCTTATGGCATTAATGGTGTAGGAAGTGCTGGTGAAATGTTAAGTAAAAATTATAATGTTAATTTGAATTTAGAATAAATAAAATATTTATATATTATATAATTAATACTATGTATTTAAATTTATTTATATTAGTAATTTTTCTATTAGGATTTATTTTTATATCAAGTAAAATACCACAAAAATCTATAGTATATTTCCTTTGTATCTTGTTAATCTTCTTAATATTAAAAAAATATTTAGATAAACAAAATAATCAAAATAAACAAAATAATAAAAATATACAAAATAGAGAAACTTTCCAATCTGCCCAAGAAAGAGAAGCAATTAGTAAAATGGACTTAGCAGTAGAAAGAACCGCGAATGACGATTCTTTAAAAGAAAGAGTAGGAGGTTTAGAAACCAATATAGAAGATTTAAAAAAAATAATAAGAGCCCAAAATTTAAATAAACAAATGGAAAGGGGAGAAGACGCTAAAACATTTTCTATGACTGAATCGCAAAAAAGACAAGATTCAAATTTAGAGGGTTTAGAGAAAGAAGTAGATATATTATTAAAACTTTATAAACAGGAAAGTGATAATAATGATAAAGATAAATATAAAACATTACCTATTTATAGTTCTTGTAAGGTTAGAGACCAAGGAAAACAATATGTTAGGGGAAAAGATAATAGAACTACTCAAGATTTATTGAGAGATTTAGAGAAAACTGAAACTTTAAAAAACTTAGGTTTAAATTCAGAAACTGCCGAACATTTACACGATTTATTAGACGGTGAAAATAATCAAAATGTCGATGTTAATTTTAATTTAGTATAATTTTTTTTTATTCTTGAAAAGTTTTTTCTATATATATTATAATTATGACAACAAATATTAATAATATTTTATATATAGGTATTTTATTAATCATAGTACTTCTAATTTGTCTTAAATCTATTGACTTACATAAGAATATCCTTGAAAATTTTGCCGATGAAGATGGAGAAAGAAAAATGATAGACGCTTTAGGAAAAGTTTATAATGTTAATGACCAAATTAAAAAAGCAGGAGAATCGGACTATGATAGAGAAGATTTAGCAGAAAAATGTAAAAACTTAGGTAAAACTGATATAGGTTCTATAGTATCTAAATATTCTGGTAAAGTTATTAATATAGAAAAAGAACCTAATAGTCCGGCAGGGAAAACCAGATATATTATTAAATGGGAACCATTAGGAGGAAAACCAGGGGGCTGTGTTACTGCTAACGCCGACGGTTCATATTCTACACCAATATGTAATACTGCTATAGATAAACAATTATGGGAAATTATAGAAGTTAGGGAAGCAGAACAATTTACTAAATTAATTAAAGATTTTGGAGGATCAAATAGATTAAAAATGGGTAGACCTTTAGATGAAACCAGTTATCCATTCCATATAGTTAAAGCAACAAAACACGATTTTGTATTAAACTATGAAGGTGGGGGATTATCTATAAGGAAACTCGCTAATTATGACTCTCAAAAATGGGACGTTTCTAACGAATCTATTGCACAAGACCCAATGCCTACTCAAAATAATAACAAACATACATCTCTTACACCCGGACATAATCGTATAGGTAGTGACCGTAATGCGAATAGTTTAGGTAAAGGTCAAAATATAGGCAATGGGCAAAGTATAGGTAATAATTCAAGTAATCAAACAAATGGTTCAGGTGACGGGGTAAATTTTAATATAAATGTAGACCCGGATTTATTAAAACAACTTTTTCAAAATAATATAGGAGACGATTTTTATAATGACACGGATGAATACACAGATGAATACAATGACGATTTATATCAAGACCCTGACACAGCAAGGAAAAATCAATTTAAGCGAGGATTAAGTGGAGATATGAAAAGTGGAATGTTAATAAATAGAGAACAATGTAATAATTGCGGAGAAATTCCAGAAAGATTTATTAGGAAAGATTTAGTAAAATCAATGTGTCCTGGATGTAATAAAATCGATAATGTTAAAAAATAATTTTTTTATTTTTGTAAAAAAAAATATATATAAAAAAAAATATATATTAATATTAATATAATGAAAACTGAAAATATTTTATTGATTATATTAATATCTATTATTATCATAGTTGTAATTATGATTGCAGAGAAAAACATAAACGATAAAAATGATAAAAATAATATTATGGGAAAATTAAATAATGCTCCAATTTCATCTCTTATAGAAGGATTTGAAAATACAGAAGAAAATTTAGATGAAATGAGAAAATATATGAAAATTCACGGTTTATATCCTATGGATAAAGGAACTGATATGAGCAAATATGTTCTTAAATCTTCTGTTGAAAAAGCAAGTAAATGTCCCGATATGAGTAAATATATTCCTAAATCCGCAATTCCTAGACAAGTTAAATGTCCTCAAATTAATAGAGACGAATGGGTTAGAAAATCTGAATTACCACCTAACTGGAATAAGAATTGTCCTTCACAACCAGATTTAACTAACTTTGTTCTTAAATCTACTATCCCTCCAACACAAAATTGTCCTTCGTGTATCTGTCCTAAAATAAAAGTAAATGCCGGATTATGTAGAGAACCTACTAAAGAAGATTGTATTAAGAGTGGAGCCTTAAAAGACGCTTGCCCTAAACCAGAACCTTGCCCTGTTCCTAAATGTCCTGAACCCAAACCCTGTCCAGTTCCTAAAGACCCAGTATGTCCTAAATGTCCTGAAGCACCTAAACAAGGAAGTTGTCCAGAACCAGAAAGATGTCCACCTGCAAAGAATTGTCCTAAATGTTATAGTGTTAAATACGTTAAAGTGCCAGTTGTTAAGAGTGAACCTCCGCTTAAACCACAAAAAGAAACTATATTCCCTCAAAATATTATTGAAACTAAATTATTAAGACAACACGCGCCACGACAACCGAGACAACCTAAAGTAATGAGATTAGACACAAGTGTTGAAGAAAGAGAAGCATTAAAAGAAGAATTAAGACAAGAATTATTAAGAGAAATGGCTAATGCTCCCACAGTTTCTAGAAATAATGAAGTAGGTGATAATGATTTAGAAGCATTAAAAGAAGACTTGAAACAAGAATTATTACAAGAAATGGCAAACGCACCCAAACCTTCAAGTAATAATAAAAATGTTAATGAATTATTAAATGATATGTTAGAAAATGAAAATGTTAATTCAGCACCAATTATGACTGAAGAAAATATGTTCCCTTCATTTACTAATGAAGTAGTTGATAATAATAATAATAATTTTTTAAATGAAATCAAAAATGTTATAACCAATAATAACCAAAATAATAATAGAAATAATACTGGAAAATGTAACAATATGAATTTAAATAAATTATATAAAAAATATGGAACTTTAGGATTTAATAATAATTTATAATAAAATTATAATCGAATAGTAAATAATTTACTCATTTTTTCAATTCTTGAACTTAATTTGCTTATAAGTAAATCTAATTGTGAAGATGCTAATATATCTTCGGAATAAGTTTTTTTTAAATTTTCAATACCTACTAAACTATTTTTCATTTCTAATATTAAATTTTGGAATATTTGACTATTATTATCTTCTAAACTTTTTTCTTCTTTATTGTTTTTTTCTTTTTCTAATAAGATTTTAGTAATTTTAAATGTTCCTTCTAAAATATTATTTAATTTTTCTATAGTAATATTTCTATTTTCTTTATTATACCATCTATTAACTGATTGAAATAAATGTGGACTATCTATTTCAAGTAGTGATTTATTAGCGAGAAGTTTATCATTTTCTTTTATTTTAGAAATAATTTTAAGATTTAGTATATTTTCATCGATAAATTTTTGTATATCTTCTATTTCTTGTATTAATTTTACTGTTGAAACGTCCATTATATAATATTTATATATATTTTTTTGGTTTTTTACTACCCTGATTATTTGATATTAAAAATAAGTTATTTCGTTAAAAAGTTTATATAAATATATTATATATGCCTTTTTTAACTACTGGAATACTTTTAACTAGTGAAATTGTAAGTAAAGATATTATTTCTGGAACTTCTTTGAAAATATATAATTCATTATCAGGTATAAGTGAGTTTGATTTAGAACACGTTAATCAATTATTAGAAGAATTCGATTTATTTAAGAAAATAGAAATTGTAGAAAGTCTTTTTGAAAATAATAAATATGATATTAGTAAAAAAACATATAATATAGCTTTGAATAATCTTCACGAAATTAGTGAAAAAATTAGTAAAGAATTAGAAGATATACATAAAGATATAGAATACACAAAAACTTTATACTTTAGGATTTTCAGAACTCATAAATATATGAAACATTTAGATAATTTGAAAAAATTTAGCAATATTTTAGATAAAAGATTAGAATTAGTTGTTAGATTATCTACTATGAATTAATTTTATTAATATATATTATATGACTTTAAAATCTAAAAAATTATATAAAAAGAATAAAAAACTTTTTAAAAAAAATAAAAGCTTAAAATATAAAAAAAATAAAAGCTTAAAATATAAAAAAAATAAAAGCTTAAAATATAAAAAATCTTTAAAGGGGGGAGCAGATTGGGGTTGTTCAAAATGTACTTTTAATAATCCTGAAATGAATTCTAAATGTCAAACGTGTTCTAATCCAAAATCCAAATCTTCAGGAGGTACGAAAACAAAAAAAAAGAGAACTATTTCGGAAGGTGAACCTCCATATGTTTTTACTATAGAAAACGGCTTAAGATTAATAGCACGTAATTCCAAACCCGTTCCATTGGATAGAACATTTAATATATCTTTGCATGGAAATAAATTGAATTTAGGTTTATTTCAAATAAGAGATAATAGTTGTTGGTTAGATAGTGGTTTATTTGCGTTATTTATAACTAGAAATATAACTATATATAATGCTTTATTTGTTAATCCTTTATTACCTTTACTTCGACGCGGAACTAATGAAGTTGAAATGATTTGTTCTGCTCTAAAAAATGATGGCGACGAAGAAGGTAATAGATTGAGACAGATTACTGCGAGAGGAGCAATAAGAGATGAAATGGCTTTATTACATAGACATATCTTTTATCAAAAAGAAAGGAGAATAATATTAAAAGAAGGTTTAAGAAAACTTTTAGGTTCTTTGGGTTTATCAAATTTAGATTGGGGAGGAATACAACAAGCAAATTCAGAGGAATTTATAGGAAAATTATTTGATTTATTTCCAGTAAAAGAAGAAGAAAAAATAAGTGTGATAATAAGAAAAGGATATGCTTTAAAAAAAAAAGATTTATTATTACCTCACGAAGAATTAATAGAAAATCAAAGAAACCTTTATGAAAAGTGTAAAATATTAATAAGACAGTCTGTAGCAAGAGATAAAATTAAAACAGATTTTAAATACGTTCATAATGATATGACAGAAGATAAACTAGGTATTTTAATGATTATACCGCAAGATATTATAAAACATTCTACAGATAATTTTGTTACGCGAAGAAAACCTTATGCTTATTTAAGTGATTTATTATTTGGAAAACAAATTTTACCAGCAGCGAACGGGGATATAGTGGAACATAGAGATGAAAATTTTGAAGGATGTATAAAATGTGAATTTAAATTTAATTCTTATGAAAAAATAGTTAAATGTCCTAGCGGAATACTATTAGTTCATTTATATAGAATACCCGAAACTATGCACGGCAATATGCTTACTACTCCTATTATCCCAGATTTTGCTATTTATCCGGAAGGAACAGAAGAAAGTGCTCTTTATCTAACTGCTGCTATTGTTAAAACTGGTTCGGCGAGAGGAGGTCATTATACTTGTTTCTTTAGAGAAGGAGACGATTTCTTTTTATTTGACGATTGTTCTTCAACTATAGAATATATAGGTAAATATCCAGATTTACTAAGAAAAAATGTAGTAACTAATGGAGTATTTTTTATATATAAAGCACCCTCAAATATTAATGAAAAAAGACTAATTAAACAAAACTATTCAGGAATTTCAAATCCCCCAAGTGATAGTGGTGGTGGAGGAGGAGGAGGATCCGCAAAACCTTCAAAAAAATTAACACTTTTAGAAATGGCCAAAGAAATAAATATACCAAATTGTGATAAAATGAATAATGAAACATTAAGAAAAAAAATAGATGAAAGATTAACACTTTTAAATATGGCCAAAGAAATAAATATACCAAATTATGAAAAAAATAATAATGAAACTTTAAGAAGAAGAATAGATAAAAGATTAACACTTTTAGAACAAACAAAGGGTTTGGAAAATCGAGAAGCTATGACGAATGAACAACTTATGGAATACGTAAAAGATGCAAAAAAATATAATTTATTAAATTAATACATTAATACCACGATTTACTTTTTCTCTTCTTTTCAATATTCTCATTTACTACCTTCTGTGCTTTTGAATAATGATTTGTTGAAAGTTCTTCTACCTTTTTCTTCTCTATATTTCCGCCAATAGTACTGTAAATTATCTTTTTAAAACCCATTTTTTTTAAAGAAGTTTCGCAAGAAATACAAGGTTGTGATTCTAAAAACTCATCACTTGCTTTAGTAGTTCTAACAACATATATACAAAATTTTCTAGTTATACGTTGAAGGTCATAGGAAATTCTTAATTTTTTTACCCCGCAGAAAAGTAGCATACCACCTCTTCACTGCATGGAATTCTGCGTGAAAAGAACAGCAAATAAACCCCTTACTATAACTTCTATTATGATTATAACCTTCCGCTACCTTTTTCCCATTCTTTGTAATAATACAACCGTGAGTAAAATTTAAAGTAGACTTTTTACTTACATCGCCTGCCATATTAAGCAATCTAGAAGTTTTATTTGATATAATATTATTAGGCAAATTAAGAAACAAAGACATTTTAATTGATTATTAATAATAAACAATTAAAAAGTTAAAAATCAATTTTATTTATATATTTATATATTTTATATTTTCTATATTTTCTATATTTTCTATATTTTCTATTCTTAATCCACCTCCTCAACAGTAGCTCCACTTGAATTATTTTCTTCTGCTTCTCCACCACCTTGTTGTTTCATCATATCAGCAAACTGACTCATATCTGGCATTCCTGGCATTCCTCCTGGCATTCCTCCTGGCATTCCTCCTGGCATTCCTCCTGGCATTCCTCCTGGCATTCCTCCTGGCATTCCTCCTGGCATTCCTGGCATTCCTCCTTCTGCCGCACTACCAGCATCTCCATAAAGTTTCTTCATAACTTCATTAGACACTTCTTCAACTTCTTTTTTCTTTTCATCATATACTTCAGCAGTTTCACTCTGATGATTTTCTAACCAATCCATTGCCTGTTCTACCTTAGAAGAAACACTTTCTCTATCCTCCTCTGAAATCTTATCTTTTAATTTCTCATCCGATAAAGTAGATTTTAAACTGTATAAATATGATTCTAAACCATTCTTTGATTCAATCTTTTTCTTTAATAATTCGTCTTCATCCTTAAACTTATCGGCATCATTTACCATTCTCTCAATCTCTTCTTGACTTAATCTCCCCTTATCATTTGTAATAGTAATCTTCTCAGACTTACCTGTAGACTTATCTGAAGCACTAACATTTAAAATACCATTGGCATCAACATCAAAACAAACCTCAATCTGCGGAACACCTCTAGGAGCAGGTGGAATACCAGATAAATCAAATTTACCTAATGAATTGTTATCTTTAGTCATTGCTCTTTCGCCTTCAAAAACTTGAATTAATACTCCTGGTTGATTATCAGCATAAGTTGAAAAAGTCTGTGTCTTAGAAGTAGGAATTGTAGTATTCCTATCAACAATCTTCGTCATAACACCTCCTGCTGTTTCCAATCCAAGAGATAAAGGAGCAACATCTAAAAGTAGTAAATCACTAGCAGCACCACTTACGTCACCTGTTAAAATAGACGCCTGAACTGCTGCTCCATACGCAACAGCTTCATCTGGATTAATATTCTTTGAGGGTTCTTTACCATTGAAATAGTCCGAAAGTAATGATATTACCTTTGGGATACGCGTAGAACCTCCAACTAAAACAATCTCGTGAATATCTCCCTTTGCTAATTTAGAATCAAGGATAACCTTTTCTACAGGTTTTAAACAATTCCTAAATAAATCGTCGCATAATGATTCAAATTTCGCACGCGTAATACTCGTATAAAAATCAATTCCCTCATATAAAGAATCAATCTCAATATTCGCATTTGTAGTAGAAGATAATGTTCTCTTCGCCCTTTCACAAGCAGTTCTAAGTCGCCTCAAAGATCGTGGATTACTTCCTATATCTTTCTTATGTTTTTGCTTAAACTCCTTTAAGAAATATTCTACTAATCGCGTATCAAAATCCTCGCCACCTAAATGAGTATCCCCCGCAGTTGCCTTAACCTCAAAAATTCCATCGTCAATTGATAAAATAGATACATCAAATGTACCACCCCCTAAATCAAAAATTAAGACATTGGTTTCTTCGCTTCCTTTCTTATCTAAACCATAAGCAATAGCAGCAGCTGTAGGTTCATTAATAATTCTTAAAACATTTAAACCAGCAATAACACCCGCATCCTTCGTTGCCTGTCTTTGCGAATCATTAAAATACGCGGGAACAGTAACTACTGCGTCTTTAACTTCTTCTCCTAAATATTCTTCGGCAGTTTCTTTCATTTTAGTAAGTATCATAGCCGAAATTTCCTCCGCTTGAAATTCCTTTTTTTCACCTTTATGTTCTGCTTCAATATAACATTTACCATTTTTACCCTTTACTGTAAAAGGCCAATGTTTTAAATCTGACTGAATTACTGGATCAGTAATAGTACGACCAATAAGACGTTTTGCGTCAAATATAGTATTTGTAGGGTTTTGAGCAGCTTGATTTTTAGCAGATTCTCCAATTAAACGTTCTTCCGTATTGAACGCAACATATGAAGGTGTAGTTCGATTTCCCTGGTCATTCGCAATAATCTCAACTTTCCCATTTTGAAAAACACCCACACACGAATAAGTAGTTCCTAAATCAATTCCAATAGCTGGCATATTTTTTGTTATGATAATAGATAATCATAAATTTTTAAGTAATTTAAAAAAAATAATAAAAAAATATATTATTAAAGTAAATGATAAAAAAAGAAGTGATACTATTTATTATTTTACTTTTTCTATTTATATATTTACTTAAAAAAAAAAATATCGAAGGATTCAATAATCTAATTGACCCGCGATATCACACATTATCTCTTTATAACGGTAAAGACTTTTATAAAAGATTTATGGATTATTTCCATTACGGTAATATTGCTAAATATGATTATCATAATCCTCTACAACACAGTATATATAATCAACACAGTATATATAATCAACACGGTATATATAATCAACACGGTATATATAATCAACCCACATATCAACAAAATCACTTACCAACATATCCTATAAATATATATGACTACCCTATGAATTATATTAAATCGCCTATTCCTATTAGAACAACAATATATGAAATACAAAAAATAAATAATCCCAAAGATTATAGTTATCAAGTTATAGATAAAAATGGAAATTTACATTTGTTAGATTATAATTCAGATCCAAAAATACTAACAAATGAAAATTTTAACGAACAAGTATGGTTAAATCCACACGATAAACAAGTAATATTTATCCCTAAATAAGATATTTATATTTATTCTATAACTTCTAACTTTTGATTACAATAATAAAACAAATATGGCAAATTCTTCTTTGTTAAAAAACATTTATCAGCATTATTACCTTCTTCATCTATGAGTTTAATAAAGAATGTATCATTGATATATTTCTCTAAATCTATAATTATTTTTTGAATATTTACCAAAACTAAATTTATACCATAATTAATTTTACCTTCATATTCTAAACTTATTTTATATATATGAACTAATACACAACCCGGAAGTAAACTCTTGCCATTTTTAAATTCTTTTATTTTATTTTCTATTAGTTCTTCTGGAATAGTTATAGGATAATTTATCCTATAACATTTTTCTTTAAGAAAAATATTATTCATTTAACTATTATTTATATAAATATTTTGTTTCAATTTTTTCTCTTTTTAGTTCTTCGTTTTCGTTTTCTTTTTTTTGCTCCTCCAGTTTGTCCGGTTCCCCCGGGTCCCGAAGCCAATTGTGGTCCCATCCATAATCCTTGTGCGTCTATTTGAGATCCATCAGGGGCATCTAATACTACACCGTGACTTGTAGGGTGATTTAAACCATATGGAGTAGTACAACTTTCTAATTCGGGAGAACCTACTTCAAAATATCTACCATTTTCTCCACCAAAATATTCTATTGGTAATCCTCCGCCGCTTTGATTATTTAAACCTATTCCGGCATGAAGATCAGGTCCTACTGAATTCATATTTTCACCATGTGCTATACCATGAGAAACAGCTATATTTTCATTTCTCACCTCATTTAATTGTTCTTGTGATACATAATTACCTTGAAAATTTGGATTAAAATATTCTGTAGGTAAGACTACTTTACCTCCTCTTTGTTTGCTTCGCTTATTATTGCTTCGTCTCTTATTATTTCTTCTTTGTTTGCTTCTCTTATTATTTCTTCTTTGTTTGCTTCGCTTATTATTTCTTCTTTGTTTGCTTCGCTTATGACTATAATATTTTTGGTTAATTCTTGGCATATTTTATAATATATATAAATAAAAAAAAATATTCTAATTAATAAAAAATTAAAAATATATTAAATTATATAAAAGATAAATTTGAAATTTATATTGCGTTAATGTCGAAATCAATTCCTATATTTTCTTTACAATAAGTTTCTTCTTCATCAATATATTCTTCTTTAATATCTTTTTCTTCTCTCTTAACATTTAATAATTTCATTTCGTCAAGAAGAATTGTTGTATCTCCAGTTCCAGACGGAATTAATTGCCCCATCATAATATTTGCGGATACACCATTTAAAGTATCTTTTTCTCCAAAAATAGACGCCTTAAATATCTGTTCTGTAGTTTCCTCAAAAGAACATTTTGCCAATGGTCCCAACTCTGTATCTCTATTAATACCAAATCTATCAATTGATACTAAATATCCTTTATTAGTCATAAAATCGCATAATAAAGAAAGATGTCTATAATTTACATAATTACCGGAACTATCTAAAACTTCATTAATTTCATTAATTAATAATTGTTTTGCTGCATCAATACCGAATATATTATAGGTTTCGATAATATCATTGGAAAATGTATTTACAGTATCTACCTCATCAAAAGCTAGAATATCTTGTAAATTTGTTCCGTCTGTATCAATAATCCACTGTTCTTTAGATTTATAATTTCCTTCATAAAATTCTATATTATCTAAATCCTTTCTAGGGATAACTTTGTTAATTTTATCTATACCTTTAACAACAATATTTAATAAATTTTTCTCATAATTCTTTAAATATTGTATATCTTTATCATCATTTTCACTACCAGATTCATTTAATCTAATTCTAAATATTATCTTTCCAGAGTTATTATCGCTATAAAAACAGGATATATCATTACTATCTTTTCTGTCTGAAATAATCGCAAAATGAATATCATCCGTTGATATATTCTTATTCATTAATTCTTTCCTATTAAACTCGAATCTTAAAACCCATTTTAGTTTCTTACAATCTCTATTAATAGGATCTATTTCATTAAATTTCTTATATATATCCATAAATGTATTATCATGTTGTATATTTGTTTCTTCGTCGTCGGGGTCATAATATATACTAGTTGAACTTACCAAATCTCTCAGAGTAGTAAGTTCAAACTTATTCGCTATTTCCTGTGTTTTTGATATACTATACGCATCAGGTTTTTTAACATAAATAGTTATCGAAGGACTTTTAATATTCTTTGAAATATGTAATAATTCCTTTAATCGTGGAACACCGCGAGTAACACCCGGTTTACCTACACCCGCGAGGTGGAAAGTATTAAGTGTCATCTGAGTAGCTGGTTCTCCTATAGACTGGGCCGCAATTGCTCCTACCATCTCACTTGAAGAAATAAATACCTTCTTATATTTAAGCTGTATCATATTAATTAAATGACCAAATGCTACACTATTTATCCTATATTTCTTAATTAAAACCTTTGGTGATAAATAAGAATATATCAAACATTTGAATAACATATTCATCTCGACCATTGAATTTCTCTTTAATACCTTCTCCAATTCTCCTAATTTAGTTATTATTGTAAGAGGACTAATATCAGAAACATCATCTTCTTCTATATTAAATAAATTTAATGTATGATTTATTAAACGACTTAAATGAATAGGATAATTTATCATACTTCCTGGATTATTTTTAAAAATTTCAGTTAATAGCATATGTTTCTTATTATGTATATGTTCTTCATAATAATCATTTAATATTTTCTTATAATGCGGAACCTTTTTCATACTTTCTATTACTTCCGGTTCAATAAACTCTTCCCATTTCTCTTTATCATTAAATTTATGAATTTCCATTAATTTCTTAAAATCTAAGTCTAATAAATCTAAATATTGACTTTCTATCTTAGTATAATTATATCCGTCTTCTCCATACATAAATTGTACTATTCTACCATTCGCATTTCTAACAGATAGATCAAAGTTTACCTTTAAGTCTTCCATAGCCTTTATCAACTTACGCTGAATATACCCCGTTTCTGAAGTTTTAACAGCCGTATCAATTAAACCTTCTCTACCACCCATTGCGTGGAAGAAAAACTCCTGTGGACTTAAACCACCAATAAAAGAATTTTCAACAAAACCGCGTCCTTCTGGACTATCATCATATTTTAAGAAATGTGGTAAAGTTCGGTCTGTAAATCCATATGGAATTCTCTTACCGTCTACCTTCTGTTGCCCTAAACAAGATATCATTTGTGAAACATTAATCACCGAACCTTTAGAACCAGAAGATACCATATCAATCATTCTATTGTTTTTATCTAAACTTTTCAAACCAATTTTTCCTGTCTCTGAAATAGTTTTATTAAGAATATCCATAATAGAATTCTCAAACTTTTCAGACATTGGAATACCCTCATTATTCTCTAAAATATTTAAATGTAAATGCTGTGTTAATTGACTAACATCCTTTTTTTTACTTTCAATGTTCTTATTCATTTGGTCTTTAGTTTTATTATCAGCAATTAAATCACTAATACCTACACTAAAACCAGTTATCAATATATATTTTGTAATTACATCTTGGATATTATCTAGGAAATGTTGACATGCAACTTCTCCAAAATCATTAAATATAGTGTGAACCATATTACTAACAATTTTCTTATCAAAACGCCCTTGTATTATATTACCTTCTTTTATTTTAACAGTATGTAGAGGATCTTTATCGCCACCTTCAATCATATCATTATATAAACTGTTCTTCTTTACCATATTAATGGCAGGAATAATTAATGATAATATTTGTAATCCACTCCATCTCTGATATGGTTCTTTAATATATGGTTCTGGTAAATTACCGTCAAATGATTCAATCGTAGTTAACATATTCATCATTTCCAACTCAGTAAATAATACACCGTCATTAGTTATTCTATAAATACCTAATAATGTATCTTGTAATGGAGTAATAATAGGAGCATTTGTTCTTGGACTTATAATCTGTGACGGAACACGAGCCAGTTCCCTTAACTCGATTGAAGTCTGTATCGACTGAGGGACATGCATATTCATCTCGTCACCGTCAAAATCCGCATTATACGGTTTACACACAGACACATTTAACCTAAAGGTATTATGTTTCATTACTTTAACTCTATGTGCCATCATACTCATCCTATGTAAAGAAGGTTGTCTATTAAATAAGACATTATCATCATCCATTAAATGACGGTGAACTATATCACCCATATCTAATTCTATACTTTCCCTATCTACATATAATAAGGATTTACTACTACCGTCATTTGCCTTCTTAATAGACTTAGCACCAGGATATACATCTGGTCCATTTCTAACCATTTTAGTTAATCTTATAATATTATACTTATTAACTATCTCTGGAAATGTAAGATTTGTAGCAATCTTAATAGGTACACCTAACTGGTCTATTTTTATATTAGGGTCTGGTGTAATAACAGTACGTGCGGAATAATCCACACGCTTACCCATTAAATTTCCTCTAATTCTCCCTTCTTTACCTTTTAATCTCTGTACTATCACCTTTAATGGTCTTCCTGACCTTTGTCGACTTTCATTTACATTCGGTATTTCATTATCTACATATGTCGCTACATGATATTGTAGTAAATCCCAAAATCCCTCTATTGTTTCAGGAGGAGTACTCTTATTTTCTAATTTCTTCTTTAAAGTATTATTTGTCTTTAAAATATCAACTAACTTATGAGTAATATCATCTTCACTTCTAGCACCAGTGTGCTGTCTAATCGAAGGTCTAACCGCAGGCGGACATACTGGTAAAACAGTACATATCAACCAATCTGGTCTACACCAGTTTTTATCAAAACCCATAATAGCACAATCCTCATCTGTTATTCTCTTAAACATTCTATGGATTCTTTCGGCACTTAGATGTTCTCTTATACTAGTTTCTTTCCATTCCCCAAAGATTTTAGCTAGTCCTTCCTTTACAAATTTGCTTGGTTGGACAAACCCGCACTTTACACAAGTCTTATTTTTACTTAAAATATCATAGTAATGATAAAACTTCTTTCTATTTTTATGATTTTTAAAAAAATCTAATTTTATTTTAACTGCTTCATCTTCTTTATCTAATAAAATAGAAGAACACCTAATACAATAACATTTTAATGTTTTCATAACTATATCAAGAAACTGATAACTTATTACCGGTTTCTGTAATTCAATATGACCAAAATAACCTGGAGAAAATCTATTATCCAACTCATCTGTTGGACATTTCTTCCCTAAATCTAATACCCCCAATCGAGGATCAAATAAACCATTAATTACCGGGTCTCCATTAGTATCATATAACAGAGGAACAGTTACGTGAACAACTGATTTTCTTTTTATTTCCTCTGGACTACTAACACTAAACTGTAGCTCTTTAATATCACTTATTTCTGAATTATAATCCAATTCTTTATAGATAGACATATTATTTTTATAATATAATGTAATAAAATTGTTTTATTCTTAAATTAAAATTAAATTTTTCAATTTTATTTTTATATTAATACTTTTATTCATTTATTATAACATTTATTATATCATTTATTATATCATTTATTATATCATTTATTATATCATTTATTTTTTTTGTATAAATTTAAAGATTTATTTTATTGATAATATAAAATGAAAGATATAGATAAAAAACATAAAATGCTTACCAGAAGCAAAAGGAAAAGAGAAAATATATACATAAATAATTTAAAGGACTTACATTCTTCGGATGAAGAAAATTTAAATATTGAAATTGAAGAAGATACCGTAGAACCAAAACATAAAAAAAAAGTTAGTTTTTGTGATGAAGAATCGGATGTAGATGAATATGGAAATATAAAAGACTTAATTGATTATAATTTTTTTGAACCAAAAACAATAGATTATAATAAAATTAAAGTTAAAGAAGAAAGTGATAGTGATTGTTCATATGATAGTTTTGATAGTGAAGAATATGATGATGAAGAAATGCTTATAGGAAAGTTATTATCTAAATATATTAATAAAAATTATGAAGATAAAAAAGAAATAAAAGAAGAATATATGAAAATATTACAGAAGTATAATCAAAATATGGTAGAATATTTCTATAGTTTAGATGAAAAGCAAAGAGAAGAGATTATGGAAATTGAAAAAAAAATTACTAATATAAATGAAAATGCGACACCTCTTAGATTCAAAATTCTCAAATCCAATATTGATAATGAAATAAAAGCAACAGCCATTAGAAAGGTCGAGGCATTGCGAAACTTAGAACCGAATTCAACCGAATATTATAAAATAAAAGGTTGGGTGGACGGATTATTAAATATTCCATTTGGAATTTATAAAGATTTGCCTATAAATATGAATAATAGTCAAGAAGAAATTACAGATTATTTAATTAATGCAAATAAAACACTAAATAGTTCTGTTTATGGGCATAAAAAGGCAAAATGTCAAATTTTACAAATTGTTTCACAGTGGATATCTAATCCGCGTTCAAAAGGTAGTGTTTTCTCTATAGTTGGACCTATGGGTAATGGTAAAACTACTTTAGTAAAAGAGGGTATTGCTAAAATGATTAATAGACCTTTTCAATTTATATCTTTAGGGGGTGCTACTGATTCGTGTTTCTTTGACGGTCATAGTTATACTTATGAAGGTTCTCAACCTGGAAAAATTGTAGATATTTTAAAAAAGTCTAAATGTATGAATCCTGTTATATATTTTGACGAGTTAGATAAGGTTAGTGAAACTGCTAAAGGAGAAGAAATTATTAATTTATTAATACATTTAACAGATTTTTCACAAAATGACCACTTTATGGATAAGTATTATAATGATATTCCACTTGATTTATCTAAAGCTTTATTTATTTTTTCTCTTAATGATATAAATAGAGTAAATCCGATTTTACGAGATAGAATGTATACTATACATACTAATAAGTTAGGATTAGATGAAAAAATAGTTATTTCAAAAGATTATTTAATACCTAGTTTATGTAAGGAAGTTGCTATTAAAGAAGAAGATATTGTATTTGGTGAAGATATAATAAAATACATAATTGAAAATTATTCGAAAGAAGATGGAGTTAGAAATTTAAGGAGAACATTTGAAACTATATTATCTAAATTAAATATTATAAGAATAACTCAAACTTGTAATATTTGTGATTTAGAATTACCATTTAAAATAGATAATTTTAAATTGCCTTTACAAATAGATAGAGATATTATAAAAAATTTAGTTGATTTGGGGAAAATAGAAGACGAGGATCCACCATTTGGTATGTATAGTTAGTTTTAATTGATTTTTTTTATAATAAATGTTTTTATTTTTGTATTAATAAACTTAGATGGCGGGATAAATATCCTTACTTCTATTACCACCTCTCTTATTTATATGTTCTCTTTGCTCTTTGGTAGTACATACACAACCAGTAGAAGTACTAAAAGTAGAAGGACAACAGTCTGGATGTGATTGATTAAAAGCAAACATAAAAAGGGAATTAGGGTCTTCTTTATTTCCTGTTACACTTGGTAATGTTTTAGTATGACTAGTGTCTGGTTTATGTTCAATTTCTAAACCTGTTGGCGAAACACTACCTACCGTTTTATATAAATCTACATTACACGGTTTTTTCCTCCACTTACAATCTTCATTTGGATATTTATCTTCTATTTTAAATCTTTTATTTTTTGCCTTTTCTTCTACATTTATACCGTCCCACGGTCCTATAGTATGCTCAATTGAAGCCGTAAAATGTTCTATTGTATTCGCATTTATATTATTTTTATTATTATTATTATTATTACTATTATTTTTACTATTATTTTTACTATTATTTTTAATATTATTTAATATATCAACTTTTTTTTTTAATATATTAATATTATTATGGATATTTTCTAAAGAATTTTTTGAATTTAAATTATTATTTTTAGAATTATTTAATTTAATATTCGTTGTATCTGGTCTTCGAACAAATTCTAATAAATAACAGACAAATACTATAGTAACTGCTAAAATAAATATGACACTATTGGTGTCGTTTCTATTATTAATAAAAAAGGTAAAAAGTAATATTAATATTAAAATATGGATTAGAGCATTTAATACAATATTGATATTCATATAGTATATAAAAAGAATATATTTAAAGAAAAATTGATTTTATTTTAATAATTAATATTAAATAAATATAAATTATGGAAAAACAAGAACTAAATACTTCCTGGACACTATGGTTCCATAAATTTGATGATGAAAAATGGGACTTAGAAAGTTATAGTAGGTTATGTTCTTTTAATACTATTGAGGAGTTTGTTATAGTATTACAATTACTTAAACCTATACATATACAAAACGGTATGTTATTTCTTATGAGAGGAGATATACAGCCATTATGGGAATCGGAAGATAATAAAGAAGGGGGTTGTTTCTCATTTAAAATATATAAACAAGATTTACACGAAGCGTGGAGGGTATTAACTACTAAATTAGTTAATGAAAGTATTCTTAAAGATACTGAACAATACAATATGATTAATGGAATATCAATTAGTCCTAAAAAAACATATTCCATTATTAAATTATGGTTAAGAGGGGAAACTGTAAAAGATATTAGTGATTTAAATTCTATACCTATATTGGAAGCTTCTACGCCTATTTATAAAAAACATAAACAAACAAACTTTTGACGAAATCTTAGATTTCTAAATAAAAAAAATTTATATAACGAAGTAATCAGATCAAAAAAACGGTGATTTTTTTAATCAACATTAGTACATTTTGGGGCCAAACATAATTTTATTTCACCTAATGATGCTACTGTATATTTTATAATTAATGGATAATCATTCTTTAAAAATATTTGTATAGAATTACACAAATTAGTACATTTTCCAAATAATACTAAATGTTTTAAAGCAAAAACACCTTGAATAATTTGTTCGGGTTTTTGATTTTTTACAAAACTCATACCCTCTTGGGTTTCTCCTATAATTGTTTCTTGACTACAAAAATCTCCTTTACAACTAAATATTAAATGTTCTTCTACACTTTTAATATCTATAAAATCCGCATAATTGTGCATATCTCTAATAGTTTTCTGGAAATCTACAGAAGGCATAGTAATTACAGATTCAAATGTTGCCGGAGGAATAGAAATATTATCTATATTCAAATCCATCAAATTTAAATTAAATGTAGAAGTCGTATTTTTATCACTATTTTCTATTTTAATACCTAACATACTATCATTATCTTTTTCTAAAAATAATGTAAGTGTATCATTATTATTCATAGTCTTAATAATCCTATATAAATTTAACATATTAATACCTAAATTCTTTTTCTCCAAACAATGATAATATTCAAACTTATCACTAAATAATTTTAAATGGACTAAAACAGTATGTGAAGAATCCATAGCAATCATTTTAATTCCAGTTTCATCGCACTCTAAATTAGCGTCTACTAAAATTTCTTTTAAAGCTTCTACTAAAATACGAAAAGCAGAAGACTGGACTGTCTTGATCTCTATAATATTCTTGGTATCAAGTTCACAATTCATATTATATAATTTTAAATATTTGCTTTTATTCTTTAAATAATAAAAACGTTAAAGAAAAAATGTTTTATATAATTTTATATTTTTATTTTAGTTAAGTTTATATAAATTTAACTTACAAAAATAATTATCGCAACACCCGAAAGTATAATACATGCTAATGATACTAAAACACCTATTAAATTATCAAACTTTATCATAACAAAAACACTAAATATCAAAATTAAGATAATTGTTACTATCAATAAAGTATCATTTTTTTCTTCTAATGTATTTTTGGTAAAAATTGGCATTATAATATATATTAACAGAATAAAATTATATTTTTTGTAATTTAACTCTATCAATATCCAATGTTATTGCTCCACACCCTAAATCTATTCCCATTCTATTTACTAAACTCCTAATATAAGTTCCACTGCTAACTTTTGCTCTATATTTTTTTATAATTGGTTTCATTTCTAAAGTTTCAAATATATGTTTCCATATTTCTAATATTTCATTTACTCTAAATTTTTTTTTATTTATATCACTTAATAAATTTATATTATAGAAAATATATTCTTCTAAATCTTTTTTTTCTTCTATTTTTTCTGAATAACTTATTTCCTCTAAACTAAATATTTCCACTTCCTTTATAGGTATTATAATTTCATCTAATTTACCTAATTTAGTCCATTCCCAAATTGGTTTCCTTTCTTCTTTATGCTTAAGACTAAAAGAAGAATAAGGTGGAAATGGTTGTTTAATTTGTCCTATAAATTTATCTAATTCCAATTTATCTAAATCAATAGGTTCTATATTAGTTTCTATTACCTTCCCTAATAAATCATAGGTATCAGTTTTTATACCAAATAATACTAAGAATTCATAAGTTTTATTAAAATTACAATAATCATTCATCTGCTTACATTCAACATCTTTTAATAATATCATTTTTCCATGAGCCATAGGATCCAATCTCCCCGCATAACACATTTTCCCTTGGAAATTATTTTCCTTTTTATATTGTTTTATTAACTCTAAAGGAGTTAAACCTTTTGCTTTATCTAAATAAATAGGCATTTACATTAATAACTATATTAATATAAATATCAATTTTAATTAAAAATATATTAAATTTTTATACCATCTATAAACTGGAAACCTATTTATATAAATTGGCTCAACACAAAGTATAACACAGCATATACAATACCGTGAACTAAGTTTCCGTCAACTTTATTTCCTACTACTTTCGAAGTCATTTTGTGAACTTGTGGAAGACAGAGTAAGTAAAAAATCGCACCCCAGAAAATTGCCTTTAATACTAAATCAGTATTAAAAGTCATATTACCAAAGGGTTCTAAATTATTGTTATTTCCTAAATTATTGTTATTATTTGAGAAACTAGGAGTTTCATCATTAGAATCACTTGGACCATGTGCATCAAAATATTCTCTTGTCATTTATAATATATAAAAAGAAAAAAAAAATACAAAAAAGAAAAAATTATTTATATATATAAAATATATGGAAAATACCAAACTTGAAAATAATAATAAAAATATTGATAAAAAAATAATAAGAGCATATGATATTTTAAAAAAATTTAATAAAAGTAATAAATTTAAACAAAAAAAAATAAATAATTTTATCTATGTCTTCTTTCTCTATATTCAAAATAATTATAATTTAGATTTTCATTTTAAAGACCAAACTAAGGAAAAATCCCTATATAAATGTATTAAATCACTATATTCTGATTTTAGTGAAAAAAAGGCAAAAAGTATTTTATTCCCTAAAGACCCCCTACTTTTAGATATATTTATAAATGGAGAAAAATTTAAACCAGAAAAATACCTACAAAAATTAACTGATACTATATATTCCAATAACTATATAAATCTAAATGTTGAAATTTTAGATTATTTAGGTAATAGTAATAAAGATACAAAAATTATTAATAATACATTATGTCTAATATTTTTTAAAGAACTATATCCTAATATTCCTATAGATAAACAACTTATAAATCACTTAGTCAAAACTCTTATAACTATGGCAAATATTACTAATAATATTAATAAAACTGGTGATAATATTGTAAAATATACCAATACACACGCAATATTTCTTCTTATACTTTTAAAGAAAATATCACACTTTAAACACTTAGATACTTGGATTTATCACCTCTTAGATAATCAACTCAATAATGGTAAATGGAACAACGGTTTTAACTCATATTTTGCCTCTAATCCTGAACTATTAGATATAGTACATACAGCACTTGCTACTATTGTTCTATTGGAATATAAAACAATTACAGTTCATAAACAATATATTTTACCCAATGACACTGATTCCGAAACAGATGATGAAGAAAATGTAAAAGACAACGAAATCAAAGAAAATGTAAAAGACAACGAAAACAAAAATGTAAAAGACAACGAAATCAAAGAAATCAAAGAAAATATAAAAGAAACAAAAAACATAGAGAATTTTGTAAATAAAGAATTAATAAATAAAAAAGAAATATTAGAAAAAAAACAAATTATAGAGAAATTTGACCAAATTAATACTCCAAATAAAGGTTCATATTACTTTAATTTTAATGTTTATAATATCACATTACTAATATTAACTATTATACTAACATTTTTCTTATTACAATTGAATAAAAAAATAAAAAATTGAATAGATTATAGTAATTATATAATAAAAATGTCTGTTATTAATTGTAAAGTAAAATTTATTAGACCTAAATATAAAAATCTGAAAGAATGGACGGAAGATATAAATAATGTATATATTGGTAGAAGAGGTATTGTATTTATAGATAAGGAAAGATTTCCTAAAAAAGATTCTCCTTTTTGTAATCCATTTAAGATAGGAAAAAAAAGTTCAAGAGATGAAGTTATTAAAAAATATAAAGAATATATTTTAATGAAAATAGAAAAAGAACCTGAATTGAAAAGTAAATTAATTTTAATGAAAAGAAAAAATTTAGGTTGTTGGTGTCATCCGGAATATTGTCACGGAGATATATTATTAGAATTAATTAATTCTTTATAAATTATCTCTTTATAAATTACCATTCTAAGTTAGTATCTTTCTTAAAACAATTTACACAATATTCTCTACTTCCCATAATCTTATACATATCTTCCAATTCCAAAAAACATATACTATCTGCTCCTATTTTTTCTATATATTCTTCATTTGTATTCCAATTCATTATTAATTCTTCTCTACTTGGTATATCAATTCCATAATTACATATACCTAATATTTTTGGACTCGCGATTCTTATATGTATTTTTTTTGGTTTATATTCCCTTAATATCAATATAATAACCTTTAAGGTATTGCCCCTGACTAATGAATCATCTAAAAAGAATATTTCTTTATTAAACATTAAATCCCCATTTTCTACAATAAATTTCCTTTTACATTCACTTATTCTCTCTTCATCACTTTTTAATATAAAACTTCTACCCGCATTTTTATTTTTAACTAATATCTGTTCATACCTATAACCAAGGAAATCCGCAAAACCTTTACCAGAAGGAATTCCCGTCATTGGTGCCCCAATTACAATACAATTTTCTTTATCACTTTTATTTAAATTAAGTTCTTTTTTCCCTAATTCTATACCATATTGATATCTGGTTTGTTCTACTAACTCATTATTTAGTGATTTTGATTTTCCATTCAAAAAATAAATATATTCAAATAAACAACTTCTCTTTTCAATTCTCCCTAAATTAACATTTATATCATATTTTTCTATTCCTTTGGATCCAATTTTTAATATTTCACCTCTTTCAATCTCTCTTATATATTTATAATCTCCTAAACCTATTGACTCTGACGCTAAACAATACCCCTTTTCATTAGAACCTATACATAAAGGTCTATATGTTCGCAAGTCTTTAAAAGCATAGATATTATTTTTGGTTGCGACTAAAATAGAAAAAGACCCCTCAATGCTAAGTATTAATTGATTAAATATATCTTCCCATTGTTGTAATTCCAAACTTTCGACTATTTTAGTTAATAAATGACTATCATTTAAATATTCTTCATCTTCTAAATCAAATAAATTTATGAGATAATCTAAATCTTTTATATTTCCATTATGAACTAAATAAAACTCACCTAACCTTTTATTTATACCCTTAAAAGGTTGAGTAACTTTTAACATATCTTCATCCGTTTTTAATAATTTTCTATAATCAGAAGTTGTATATTTATTATGAGCTAAACTAATATTATACTCTCCCTCAATATTGGGTTCCTTAATTTTATTAACGTTTTTTACTATATTTTTTACTATGTTATTTATAAATAAATAACCGTGACTATCACGACCCCTATGTTGTATTTTTTTTAAATTCTCATAAGTTTCATTTATAATATTTGAATTAGATGAATAGTTATAAATTCCAATAATTCCACACATATTAATTATAAATCTTCTTCTTAAAATAATTAAACTTAATTATTTAAAGTATTATTATTATGAATTAAATAAATTAAAAATGTTTTTAAATTTATTTATTTTAAAAAATGGACTTGAAAATGTATTTTATATTCATTATAATGAGACTAATAATATAAAAACGGAAACTAATATTCTTAATAAAATTAAACAAATATTATCTACTAACTTTAAATATCCTATTAATGATATGTCTTTAGTGAACGAAGATTATATAGAAATAGGACCTAAAAAACTCTTTAAAACTTCTTGGAATACTAATATGATTGATATATTTAAAAAAAGTAATATTCATTGTATAACTAATATTGAATTTTCTGTTAAATATCCTAAAAATAAAATTCCCAATTATGATAAAATGATTTATGAAATTTATAATGATTCAGAAGAAACTAAAATTCCAGAAATTAAAAAATCATATTACGTTCCTATAAAAAATATAAGTAATTTTAGTGATAAATATAGTTTAGGATTTGACCAAGTGGATATTAAATTTTATACTAAGATGTTTTATGAATTAAATAGAGACCCTACTAATGTTGAATTATATGATTTATCACAATCTAATAGCGAACATGCAAGACATTGGTTTTTTAGAGGTAAATTTATTAAAGGAAGCACAATTATTAATGAATCCCTAATGGATATGATTAAAAGCACTAAAAATAATAATAATAATGGGATAGTTTCATTTTACGATAATGCATCTGTTATAATGGGTAATAAAATTAAAAAACTAATTTTAAATAAAAAATATAAATACAGAGAAGAGTTAGTTCATTTTTCCTATAAAGCAGAAACACATAATTTCCCAACTTCTATTTGTCCGTTTCCCGGTGCCGCCACTGGTGTAGGTGGAAGAATTCGCGATACGGTATGTGTAGGTAGAGGAGGAGAAATTCTTGCCGGAACTGCTGGATATTCAGTAGGGGAATTATTCAATAAGTTATATAAAAAAGAAGATTATTCATTTGTAAATAATTCACCTAAATTATTACTAATAGAAGCAAGTAATGGAGCCAGTGATTATGGTAATAAAATAGGGGAACCTATTATTCAAGGGTTTACTAGAAGTTATAGGTGCGACTTAAAATTATATTCAAATCCTAATATTACCAAAAGATTTGAATACCTAAAACCTATTATGTTTAGTGGTGGTATTGGTAAAATATTACATTCTAATATTTATAAGAATAAATCACAATATAATAATATGATAGGTAGAGTAGGAGGTGCCGCTTATAGAATAGGTATTGGCGGGGGGTCGTCTTCGAGTAGAACACAAGATAAAAAGAATTTAAAACAAGATTTCGATTCAGTACAGAGAGGGGATCCTGAAATGGCTAATAAAGTAATTAAATTTATTAGAGCTTGTTGTTCTTTAGAAGAAAATCCTATTTTATCAATACACGACCAAGGATCGGGCGGAATGGCAAATGTAACTAGAGAATTGGCAGAACCAAATGGAGCAAATGTATTATTGGATAAATTGATATTAGGGGATGAAAGTTTAACTACTTTAGAGAAATGGGTTGCAGAATATCAAGAACAAGTTTCCTTTATTTTCGATAATAGAAATTTACACATTTTAGAGAATATTGCGAAAAGAGAAAATGTTCCTTTTGTAGTAATAGGTAATATTAGTAATACTAACTCTTTAAAGGTAATTACTAGAGAAGAAGAAATAGTACCAGTAAATTTACCAATTATAGATAATGACAATAGAAAAACATTTTATTTAGAAAAAGATACTAATAAATATAAAAATATTATTCATAATGATTTATCTTATTTAGATTTAGATATAAATAAATCAGTATTTGAATTTTATTTGGATAAAGTGTTAGTACATTTATCTGTTTGTTCTAAAAGTTTTCTTACTAATAAAGTTGATAGAAGTGTTAGTGGTTTAATAGTTCAACAACAATGTATTGGACCATTTCATTTACCATTATCAAATAATTCAGTTGTTAGTTTAGACTTTAAAAGTGATAAAGGATTAGTTAGTGCTATTGGAGAACAACCTATTAAAGGTATTCCGAATTCATATAATAGTCAAGAAAGTAATATAAGAAAAATGGTTAGAATGACTGTTAGTGAAATGTTGCTTAATATGATTTGGACTCCTATCGATAATATTACAAAAATAAATAGTGTCGCAAATTGGATGTGGGCTTCTAAAAATCCAAAAGACGCTAACTTATTAAGAGAAGCAGTAAAAACATTAGTAAAATGTGTTAATATTTTAGGATTTTCTATAAATGGTGGAAAAGATTCTCTTTCTATGTCGGTAGATAATATTACAGAAACTATTAAAAGTCCTAATACTTTAGTCTTATCCGGATATGCTACTTGTATAAGTTTTAATTATATTATAACACCCAACTTCAAAAGACTGAATAGTTATATTTTATATATAAACTTGACTAATAAATGTAATTTAGGAGGAACTATTTTTGAAGATATTTACAATAAGAATATAAAACTAGTAAATAAGAATATAAATGGAGTATGTGATATAAAAGATATGGGGAAACTTAGTACAATTTTTAATTTAGTTCAAAAATATATAAAACAGAATATTATTTTATCAGGACACGATATAAGTGATGGGGGACTTATAACAACATTAACGGAAATGTGTATATCTTCTAATATTGGTATGGACATAAATGTTAATAACTTAGTTGTAGATTATATTGACTTTTTCTTTAATGAGAATTCTGGAATTGTAATAGAAATAAATGAAAGAAATATTGAATATATTATTAATGATTTATTGAAAAATGGTATAGGGAGTATTATTTTAGGTAAAACTGCTGAGAAAGTAAATATTAGATATAAAAATAAATTAATACTTAATAGAAGTATTGAAAAACTTAGGTATCAATGGGAAAAAACCAGTTATGATTTAGAGAAAAAACAAGCAAATCCTATTTGTATCAAAGAAGAAATTAAAAATTGTTATTATAGAACTATACCTAAATTCTATGTTCCATGCGAATTATATAAAATTATAAATTATCCAGTATGTAATAATTATCCATTAAATAATTATAAACCTAAAATCGCAATTATAAATGAAGAAGGTAGTAATGGAGAAAATGAAATGGCTTTTTGTTTCTTAGAAGTCGGATTCGAAGTTCATAATGTTAATATAAATGATTTAGTAACAAATAAATATAATTTAAATGAATTTAGAGGTATTGCTTTCGTAGGTGGATTTAGTTTTTCCGATGTTTTAGGAGCTGCTTACGGTTGGTATTTTAGTATTATAAATAATGAAAAAATACGAAATCAATTTGTTGATTTTTATAATAGAAAAGATACATTTAGTTTTGGTGTATGTAATGGGTGTCAACTTATGTCTTTATTAGGTTGGATTCCGGAAGGTATAACACTAGAACATAATAAATCTAATAGATTTGAATCTCGATATTCATTAGTTAGAATTGAAAAGAGTAATGCCATTATGCTTAATAATATGAATGGTATAGAATTTGGTATATGGACGGCTCACGGTCAAGGTAGAATAGTTTTAAGCAAAGAAATTCGCGAAGCAAAAAAATGTATTTTCCCTATCAAATATTTAGACAATAAGAATGAAATAACGGAAAAATATCCATATAATCCAAATGGTTCTGAAAATGGAAACTGTGCGTCTATATCAGAAAACGGGAGACATTTCGCAATAATGCCCCACCCAGAAAGATGTATATTGAAAACCCAAATGTCGTGGATACCTGAAAATATAGAAGATAAACTAAATAAATATACACCTTGGATTTTAATGTTTCGGAATGCTTATAAATGGTGTGCGAATAATAAAACTTAGTAATAATAAAACTTAGTAATAATAATAAAACTTAGTTAAATTAAAATAATTTAAATAAATTTTAATAATAATTCTTAAAATGTTATTTGAATCACTTTTTAATTTCGAAACTTTATTGCTATTTTTGGGCGGGTCTTTATTATTTCTATCTTATCATAATATAGTAGTAAAAAAACCTAAACAATATAAAAAAGTAAGAGAAAGAAGTACTATTAATTTCAAAAGGGTTTCTATAGATAGAGATAGATACAGTTATAGGAAAATCCCCAAAAACATAGATGTTATTGTTATCGGTAGTGGTATTGGTGGTTTATCGTGTGCTGCGTATTTATCTAGAGTAGGAAAGAAAGTATTAGTTTTAGAACAACATTATATTGCTGGTGGTACAATGCATTCTTTTGAAGAAAAGGGGGTTGAACACGAAACCGGTATTCATTATATTGGAAATGTAAAAAATAGACAAAATGTATTAGATTTAATAACAGATACTCCTATTGAGTGGTGTAAGATGGGGGAAAGGAATAATGGTGTATATGATGAAATATATATAAGGGACAAGAAATATTTATTTAGGGCAGGAGAAGAAAATTTTATAAAAGATTTGGGTAAAAGATTTCCAGGAGAAGAGGAAAATATTAGAAATTACATTAATTTAGTGAAAACAGTATCTAAAAAAAATATGTTTTTTAATTTGAAAGTTATTCAATCTTCATTTATAATAAATATTATTAAATTATATTTGAAATATTGGGAAAAGGATTATTATAAATATGTTAATATGAGTGCATATGACGGTATTAGTCTTTTTACTCAAAATGAAGAATTAAAGGAAGTATTGGGAGGTCAATTTGGAGATTATGGTCCTACACCTAAAAAAGGAAATTTCTTTATCCACGCCAGTATTGTAAATCATTATCTAGAAGGTGGATATTTCCCAAAAGGTGGACCAGGTATTATTGCGAAAAAAATTATTCCCGTAATAGAAAGACATGGTGGTAGAGTTTTAGTAGGGAAAAAAGTGAAAGAAATATTAAGAGATGAAGAAGGTATAAAAGGTGTAGAAATGGAAAATGGAGATAAGATTTATTCTAAAAAGGTAGTAAGTGGAGTAGGTATAAATAATACATTTAATAAATTATTAACTGATGAATATGATAAACCATTAATAGATAAATTTAGGAGTCTAAGTAATAAAGTAGGAAGTTCTACTGGTTTTGTATATTGTTTTGTTAATTTAAAGGGAAATCCAGAAGAATTAGAGTTAAGAGATTCTAATTTATGGATATATCCAGACGGTGATTATGATAAATTATTGGAGGAATTTGAAAAAGATATACTGAAAAATCCAATGCCTTTATTTATTGCTTGTACATGTGCAAAAGATAGCGATTGGTATAACAGATATCCTAATAAAAGTAGTGCTATTGTTTTAACTATGGCGAAGAAAGAATGGTTTGAACAATGGGAAGGAGAAGAATGTATGAAGAGGAATTTAGATTATAAAGATTTAAAGGAAAAAATGGCCCAAAGAATGTTAAATGAAGGTTTATTTAAATATTATCCTAAGACAATAGGGAAAGTAGAACATTATGAGATAGGAACTCCTTTAACAAATCAGTTTTATTTAGGTTGTTTAGAAGGCGAGGGATATGGTTTAAATGCGAATACTTATAGATTTAGTCAAGGTCATGATTTAAAACCAGAAACAGAAATCAAAAACTTATATTTAACAGGACAAGATGTATGTACCTTAGGTTTTACAGGAGCATTAATGGGTGGTGTTTTAACAGCACATTCAATATTAGGTTATGGAACATTATTAGATTTATTAACGAATAGAAATCTAATAAATGATATTATAAAATATGAAGAACAAGAATATAAGAAAAGTAAAAAAAGAAATAATTCCATTAAGGCAAATAAAAAATTAAATGGGTTTAATAATTAATAAACATTACATAATCTAACAAACACTTTATAATTAATTAAACAAAACCAATACCACCATAATATATAAATACTATTTACTAATAAACAATCTCCGGGTATATTCCTTTCACACACTTCTATAACAAGATAATATCCTTTTATGATTCTTAGATATAAGAATAAAAAATAGAATACAATTATACATAATGTTTTTAAAATTGGATAATTTTTATTTTTTAATAAATTTCTTATTTCAAATGGTATATTAGATATTTCTGTTTGAAATAATAAAGGTATAATACTTTTATAATTATAAAATAATAAAATACCCATAGTTCCTATAAAATGGTGTATCGATTTAATAATTAGTTGTTTTCTGTTATAATAATATAAATAATTAAATAATAATTCATTGATATAATATCCTATACTCAAATATAATATATTTATAAATAGAGAATCTGTTATACTATGGGTTAAATATAATGTAGTAGATATTGATATAATACTTGAATTGACTAATACATTTAATGAATTTATAACTTGGGGGGCACTTATTATATTTCTTTTTATATAATGACTAAAACAATAATAAAAAAGGAATGAGAAACATATATTTAAAAACATAGTTAATTAATTAAGTTTTATGATTTATGTTTAAATATTTTAATTAGAAGTAAATCTAGGGTCATTAGGAACTATAGTTTTTCTCTTAGTAAAATTATTAAATAATTGTTCGCAATAATAACAATCATCGGTTGGATCCCCTACTAAGTTTTTAAATCTATATAAATTCTTAGTTTGTCTTCTACATAAAGATTTAGCAAGATTACTTTCTGCTATAGGTTCTAAACACCTTGGATCCTTTTGTTGTAAAATATTATTATGAGGGTTACCATTTACATTTGCATTTGCACCATTTACATTTGTACCATTTACATTTGTACCATTTACATTTGCACCATTTACATTTGTACCATTTACATTTGCACCATTTGCATTCAATCCTTCTCTTGTGATTTTCTCCAATATACCTTCAATATATGACCTTTCACCTAATAATTTAGCCATATCTTCATCTACTTCTTGTTTTATAATAGTTGGAGCAACTATATTATTTATACCATTTCCTTTATATTGTGTTATATTTTGATTATTTACACTAAATTTGGGTTCATTTCTTCGCATTTGTATTTGTGTATCTAATTCCCTCTTTCTTTGAACTAAATATAATTCCTTAGTTACCTTATTTAAAGTTTCTTCATTTACCATTTCACCACTTTGTAATCTATCATTTAACATATTATTTACTACTACTTCTGAAGGACTTGGTGTAGACATACTCGGGGGATTAGAGAATGGATTTAATCCATTATCCATTTCATATGGATTTATTTTTTTACCATTTCTACTTCCTTGACTCATAGCACAAGTAAAATCCTTACTATTACAAATAGGAAATTGTTCGTAATTTACACCATTATTATAATCACACCAAGTATATCCTACTTTGGCATCACATTTTTGATAATCTTTTACTATTGTGTCCTTATAACAACTAAGATTATTATTATCATTTGGATTAACTTTGAATAATTGCGCGGAACATTTGGTATCTACTTCATTTATATTCTTCAATTGAGATTCAATATCTATATTATCAAAAAAATGATTTATAGGTCCCTTTCCCGGAACGAAAACAGTATTATCACATTCGCCACTATTATTTGGTACATATTCATTCATTTTATCTAACATATCTCTCTCCTTTATTGCCTTCACATTTATACAAAGACCTGATAACACCGGACGCGATTCCACTTTTAATGGTAAATTATTTTGATTTTTATTATCACTATATGAAGGAGTATTATTACTTATATTATTACCTATAGAAGCACTTGGAGAAGGTGTATTATCCCAATATGTATTTTTTTTACCAAAAGGTAAGTTTCTCTCATATAAAGTATCATTATAATTTCTACTAGTTAAACTATAACACTCTCCTAAATCAATATTGGCATCCCTTAATAATACACTTGACCCTAATACTTGATTTGGTAATCTAGGTTTATTATTTTGATTACATATCAATAATGGATGAATTTTTTTAACTTTACCATAACTATCCTCTAAATTGGTTTTTTGTCTTACTGTATCCATAAAACATTTATTCATACTAAATATATATTAATATTATATTTTATTTTATTTTTTTAATCAATTAAATTTTAATATTCTACCTCATATATTCTTTTTACTTCATTTTCACCAAATCGTAATTTATCTATACATAATAACCACTCATTATAAGTATCTATTACCCATTGAGGAGAATTATTATAAAAATCTATATCTGGTAATTTAATTTCCAATTCTAATTCAGGATTATATTTATATATATTCTCCAAAGTTACAAATTTCTCCAACTTCCCATTTTGTAATCCTACTCTTATTACATAAGTTTTATTTGTTTTAGACCATAATATACTTTCATTTTCTCCTATTTTACCGTCTATATCAATATTTCCACTAGACCTCAAAACATTAATTGTCTTATTTGCTAAACTAACTTTTGGTATTATATCATATTCCTTCCAAAATAATAAATCCACCCACTTTAACATATACTCATTATTCGTGTGATATATAATATTTCCAGCACAATGGTGTCTATTATAACATTTAACATATCTTAAAATATGTAGTTTTAAATCCTCTGCTTCATAATGTTTTCCAGTTAATTCGTCTACACCCATAAATTTACTAGTAAAATTTAAACACCTATATACTAATTCCTCTAATCTCATTTTAATATCTTCCGTTTCAATATCTTTTCCTCTACTTATTGGAGCCTCCACTACAGAAGACTTTATTATGTTTCCATAATCGTCATATTTAATAACAGATAATAAACTATCGACAATATTATTTTCTTTAGACTCTATATCTAATCTAACCTCCATTTTTTATAATTTAATATATTCATTAAGTTAAATAGTTTATTACATATAAATTATTTATATTTTAATTTAATTTTTATTTTTATTATATTTTAATTTAATTTAATTTAATTTTTTATATTTTAGATTTAATTTTTTATATGTAATAAACTATTTAAATTATATCATTTTTATAAAATATAATGAATAATCCTCCAAAATAAATTATACAAACCAAAAAAATTTTTTAATTCTTGTTGGGCAATATATAAACATAATAAAGATTTAAAAGGTGAAATATTTTATCAATCGCAAGAAAAGAAAAAAAAAATTAATAGTAATCAAAAAGGTGGTTCAACTTTTAAAGTTGAAGATAGACATAATAATTCCAAACCGTATGAATTTGAGTTTGAAATAGAATATAAACATAATAATTGGAACCCATTCGAAAATGGGTTTTTACCAGCAAAAAATTATTTTAGAAAAAATTTATTAGATGGTAAAAAGAAAAAATGGGATAAATTCCCTAAAAATACTAAAGTTGGGTTTAGAGGTCCTATGATATTATGGAAAGATTTAGACAATTTACCTAATATTTATTATTTAGATTTAGTAAAATAAAATATAATTATAATATTATAATGCCTAAGAAAAATTCCAATAAAAAAATTATAACTTTATTAGTTATTTTAATAATTGTTATTGTTGTTATTGTTTTTATTGTAAATAAAAATAAAGGTTTAACTGTTAACAAATTATGTTCTGCGTATATTAAATTTGCGGATAGAGCAAGACAAAATGAAACTCATAAGTCATTTGAAGATTATATTTATTTAAAAGACAATAACGAAAGAATGAGAGAATGTGAAAAATATATGAGACACGTTTACAGTATTAATGGGAGAATTAAGGATGAACCAGAAGAAAAACAAGAAAGACTTGAAAAAATGTATAAGTGTATGAATTCTAATAATTTAGAGGAATACTCAAAATGTATACGATTTTTTTAATATTTATTTTTAATTAATTTTTATATTTATTAATTTTTATATTTTCTTATTATAATGGCAAAAAAAATAAATAAATTACAATTAGTAATTTTATTACTTATTATAATTATTATAGTTCTAGTTGTATTACTGAGTAAAAAGAATAATAATAATGATAAGAATAAGAATAATCATAATAATAATGAAACAAAGAAGAAATTTAGAAATTTTAAAGTCCAAGATAAATATTACACCTTAGTTAAATATATTGGAGAAGCAAATATTGTTGAATTCGATTCAGATAAATACGTTCATTCTATCACTTGGCAATCCCCTCTTGATAAATACAACGGACAAGGTAAATACGGTGGTTTAGATTATATTAAGCTAAGTGGTTATATTACTAGAAAATATCACCCTATCCCTGCGGATTGTTTTGTTATTGTAGGTAAATATATGAATGTCCCAAATCATTTAATGGGTCCAATTAAATATGCGTCTGAAACAATTAATATTGAACAATTATTTATTCCTCAAAGACATATTCAAGTTTATGAAGAAACAGGTAAAAAAGAAGTCGCATTAGTTACAGGTAGTTGTGCTAGTATTACTATTAGTGCTATTACAATAAAATTCGTGGAAGATATGATAATGAAATATAAAGATAATTTAAATGTACATATACCTAGTTTATATAAGGAATTTAGAAAGGAATATGATTCCAGAGTGCTAAATTATTTATGTGGTGGAGGAACTAAACCAGCAATTCCTTGGTTTTCTTCTGATTTTTTTGGTGAAAAAGAAACTTGGACGGGTGGTAATTTCCAGCAATGTATGAATTCTCCGGGAGTTTCTAATTTAAAAGAACATTTTAATCATTCCAATAATAATAATTCCAATAATAAAAATACTTGTTCTGAATATGAAAATGAGGATGGTTGTCCTCCACCCGATTGTACATGGGAAGAAGGAAAATGTAAGGCGGCTTAAAGGTCTACGTATTTAGTTATATATTCTCTTCTTTTATTTCTAATTTCCTTTAATTTAACTCCTTTTGTTTTTTCACTAGATTTTTGATCTAAACTTTTTCCTTTATTAGAAATTAAAGATTTCGTCAAGTTATTTTCTTTGGTTTTTTAATCTAAACTTTTTTCTAAAAAGTTTGTTTTTTTACAAACTCTAAATCCAGTAAATTGTATTCTACAATCTGGCATTTGTGCATTTCTATATCTTGAATGAATTAAATAATCTGGAACAGCAAAACACCCTCCTCTACATATTTTCTTAAAACCAAAGAAAGGATAACTCATTTCCCTATAAACCGGGTCTATAGTAAAACCGTCATACGGATATATATCTTCTTCGCACCACTCCCACACATTACCTATTAATTGTTTCACTCCTGTTTCCGATTTTTCAAAACCAAGTATTTCATCATCTACTTCTAATGGGGAATTAACCATATAATTTAAATTACAATATTCCGGTTTCATTTCATTTCCCCAAGGATAATTATATTTACCATAGCAAGTCGCAACATATTCCCATTCACTTTCATATGGTAATCTGGAACCAGTCCATTCGCAAAATGCCTTTGCTTCATACCAAGATATATTCATTGCGGGATAATTAGTATCTCTTTCCAATAAATTATCAATATACCAATACAAAGGACATTTAATATTATTACTTTGTATCCAATCCCACGATTCTTCAAACCAATATGTATTATCATTATAACCGCCGTCTAAAATAAATTGTAGAAATTGGTGTTCTGTTACAGGATATTTACTTATACTAAAATCTTTTATTACCTTTTTAAAAGCAGGTCTTTCATTATCAAAACTAAGATACAAAGATTTATTTTCTGTTCCTTGTATAAAATTTCCTCCTTTAATGTGGGAAAATTGTATTTTTTTTATGGTATCATTTGTTTTTTGTCGAAGAGAAATATTATTTAGTCTTATTGAAATAAAATCTTTTAATAAATAACCTAAATTATAACCACTAAATATCAGTGCTTCTATATGCATTTCATTATGAAGTATTGATAATAAAACATAATATCTTTTTTTAGTTTCTATTTTATTATATATATCATTATATATTTGATTATATTTATCATTATTTATTCCATTTATTATACCATCTGTAATTTTTTTATAAACTTCTTCAAATTCCTCTAATAAAATATACATATCTAATAACCTATTACGATTACTTCTATATTTAGACTTAGTTAAAAATGAATCATAAAATTTTATATATATTTCTAAATCATCAGTGACTTGTAAATTAAAAAAATTAAAACAATGTTTTTTATAAAAATATACTATATGTCCACATTGCCATAAAATTGGATTTATATCTTCTCCATTTAATGATTTTTCTAAACCATTTTTATCATAATTATCAATAATTTGATTAAATATTTTAATAGTTCTATGATATGTTTTTGAAAATATTTCCAGTAATCGCGATTTACTAATTCCAATTTTAAATTCTTCTCTTTCTAATATTTTACTTAATTGATTTTTATCTAATTGTAATGACATATATTCTTATTATTTTTTTATTTTAAATATATAATTATGAAGATATTTGTTTTATTTATTTTATTTATATTTATAATTATTTTATCATTTTTATCGATTAACTATTGGAAAATAATATGGAAAAATTCTCATATACCGGATTTTACTAAATGGATATTATGTGATAAATTAATTGCGAAGAAATTCGCAGAACAAAATGGATTTTATGTTGCTAAATTATATCAATATGCCCAATTCCCTAATCAACTAGTAAATAATATTAAATCAAATCATAAAAAACAATATGTAATAAAACCAGTTGATTTATGTGATAGTGGAGGAGTTTATGTAATGAAAAATGGTATAAATTTGATTGATAATAAGAAATATACTTTCTCCGATATTCAAAAAAACTTAGTTAAACTTAGGAGTGAAATAAAACAAGAATATTATATGCATAACAAAATGTATAATAATAAAATACCTAATACCGGATATATTATGGAAGAATTACTTCTAGATAATAATAAATTACCGTGTGATTATAAATGTTATACATATCAAGGTAAAATATGGTTTATTGCGAATACTTATAATAGAAGAATGGTAAACGGAGAACAGAAATTTGATTCTGTATGGATGACAAGAAATTGGAAACCTATATTTATAAAAATGATAAAAAAAGGTTATAAATATCAGGAATTACCAAAACCAAAAGGACTTGGATTATTAATAAAAAAAGTTGAAAATATATCAAGAAAACTAAATAGACATTGTAGAATTGATGTTTATTTAGTGAATGGGAAAACTTATTTTAGTGAATTTACATTTTTTACAGGTGCTTTTTTACATACTCAAATATGTAATAATATTTTAGGACTATTATGGTATTTATACCCAGACGGAAAAAATGAAATTGAAGAAATTCAAAAATTAATACCTAGAGAATATATTAAATAAAATTATAATCTTCTTTTCTTAGTTTTTTTATTTTTTTTCCTTGCTCCACCTTTCAATGTTAACATTCTTGGTCCTCCTTTTGTTTTTTTATTTTGGGGATTATAATATGTAGCCTTTTTATTAGAAGGTCCTGCTCTTTTTTTTTTTTTTT